TGTCGTCAGTGACGCGGTACGGGTGGCAGTTCTCGAAGTCGATGTCACCGTGGGTCTTCATACGCGCATGCCAGATGCAGTCGCGTCCCTTGGCGTACTGGTTGTAGAAGTCCACCATCTCGTCGGCGTTGGTCGGCAGAACCTTGTAGACGTGGACCTTGCCTCCCTCGGCGTACATGACGCCGAAGCCGTCCGAGTTCCTGCTGTAGACGTCCTTGATGAAGTCCTCGGTGAACTCAGTTTTCTTGGGTTGTTGAACGAGCAGGCACATTTATGCAATCTCCAAACGGTTGTGAACGTATGCCCGCAGGGTCTTGGTCTCCTGCGGGATCTTCTTGTCGATGAACTCGAGGAAGCAGTCAGCCTTCATGTCGTTGCAGCCGTAGCCTGAGTAGGGCTTGGAGAACTCCACCATGGCGTTGGCGAACTCGATGGCCGCGATGACCGACTCGTACTTCAGCGTGCCCTTGAACACGCGGAACTCGATGGTGCTGCGCGGCGTGACGTTGACTGCCTCGTAGCGGTCTTGTGACCTGTGTGCATTGCCGATCTTGGACTTGTCCTTGATGCGACAGTACCCAGTGGCAGCCTGACCGTAGCGACGGGCGATGGCGGTGACGAGAGACTCGTTCTCGGGTGCGTTGATGAATGCGACGATCTTGCCAATCTGGAGGGCGGAGAGCCCACTGCGGCTGATGTGAACGTGCAGGCCACAGGTCGTGGTCTGATGGCTCTTCATGCCCTTGGTGAGGGACCTGTTCTGAAGCCACTGCCACAGTTGCCTATGCGCAGGCAGGCTCATGGGCTGAGTGATGATCTCGAATCCGTGGCTGAGGCTGCCGTCGGACTCAAAGAACACCTTTTGGCCCTTGATGCCGGCGTTGACGGCTTTGTGGATGATCGAAGCCTTGTCTTCGCGGTCGTAGCCGCTTTGGACCTCGACCTCCAACTCCACGCCGATGTAGCGCTTGTTGGTGTTGGTCCAGTCATCGTGTTGCAGGCGCTGGTCACGCTTGGACGAGTGGTAGGACTGGATGACGAGCTCGACATGCTCGTAGTTGCAATGCGCCCAGCCGTCCAGGTCTTCGTTGTAGCAAAAGTTGTCGTCATGCTCGCTGACGAGTACATGATTGCCGCCCTCATCCCTGGCGTTACGAGCCTCGCTTTCGCTCACGTATGAGTCGTAGTACTCAGACCAGCGGAAACTGTCATCAACGCATTGGCGGCAGATCCGGGTGTCGTCCCAGGTGCCGGTGATTGATTCCGCCCACTCCCACTCTTCGCAGTGGTCGCAGCGCACGATGTCTGCGTTGTCCATGAGCCATTCCATAGCGGCGTCGGAGTCTTCGCAGTCGGCGGCTGCCGAGATGAAGTCCCGAAGCGAATGAGTGCTTCTGGGGATGGCGTTCTGCAACTTGTTGACAATGAAGTACGACTCGGCGCTGTACTCGCTCAACTCGTAGTTGTCGACGACGTCTCGGAACTCAGCGACCAATGCCTGCAAGACGTGGGACACAAACCGCGACTCAGCATGCGCTCGGGCATAGGCATCGCTGTCCGACTTGACGGCCGCCTCATCCCGCGCATAACGCGCGTCATGTCTGGCATCGTCCAGAGATACAAGCAGCCTGTTGCACGCCAAGACGGTCTTGGTGCGATTGCTGCGAGCCATACGCATGATGGTTTTGGCTACGCTGGCTGTTGTTGTTGACTCCTCGCCGCTGATGAACTTGTCGATCTTGCGGGAGAAGTAGCGCGAAAGCGTTATTCGCATGTGAACCTCCAAATGCAAAAAGCCCGCACTTGGCGGGCAGGTTGATGATGGAAAAGGGAAAGCGGTGGCCCGCCCCCCGTTAGGGGCGGGACAACGCGACTAGCGGGTGGCTACAAAGAGGATGACGAGAGAAGCCAGTGCGTACACGGCCCACGGCCAGTACTTAGGCTTTCGTTTGGAGATGAGTGCGAGTTGCAGCCTGTCCATGTCCAGGCTGGACTCGTAGCGCCGAGGCGGCTGGTAGTACTTGCCGATCTCGACCTTGCCGGTGTTGTAGATACTGCCTGTGTTCTTCACAGTGACACCTCCACGCTAAACGTGGCTTCACGCAGGGCGTCGCGCACCGCGCTTTCAAGGTCGCTTTGGCTGTTGTTTTCAAACTCGTCGCACACGCTGTCGTACCTGTCGTGGTCGTAGGTGCTGGCATGCGCGTCGAGCGCCTCCTCGATCCTGTTGTCGATCAGTTCCTTGATCTTGTTGAGATCGGTGTTGAGCGGCATACGCAGCTCCAGTGCCGCCACGCGCTGCTTGAGGTTGTCGATGTCGGTTACGAACTGAGCGGTCGTATTGGCGTAACTCTGCAAGAGGGCGGTCAGGCGGGCGTCTACAGCGGCGTTGATGGCCTTGTCGAACGCCTCTCTGAGGGAGTGGATCAGGATGTCGTTGTTCATGGCGCCATCCCTTGCATTTCAAAGATGTTGCCGAAGCGGACTTTGGCCCTGACTTCCTCGACTGTGGTATTGCAGTCCACGCTGTCGCCCTCCTCGTTGCAGCCCACGACCAGTCCCTTGCCCGCCAGGGGGTTCGGGTATTCCTCGTGCATGAAGAAGTGAGTCGGGTTGTGCAGCAGGCCTTCGTCGTCAACGAAGATCCCGTCCATGCGCGAGATCCGAGCGCAGTCGAAGCAGTCAGCCTCGATCAGCGTGTAGATCTGCCTGTAGTCGCCGTTGTAGTCGACCTCCGTGACCGTCTGGTCGTACGGGTTGATGAGTATCGCTTTCACATGAACTCCTCATGTAGATATTGAAACGTGAGTGGCCACTAGTCGAAAAAATAGGCGGTCGAGCCGCCTATTCTTCCGAGTGACCTGATCTCACACGGTGGGTTGGATGTAGGGCGACTTGCGCCCTGGTTCTGGGACGAGGTGAGCCCTCGTCGAGTAGCGACAGATCTGGTCCACAGTCCGACTGGTGAGGTCGAGGTTGTGGTCCTGTCCCAATCGCTGGGCAATGATCCTGCAAGTCCAGCCGCACTCCTCGCGAAGACGGCGGATTTCCAGTATCACCTCGTCGGGGTACTTAGGGGCTGGACTGCCCCGACGATTGGGTTTGGGCTTTTCCACTTTGGGTGTGGGTGTCCACAGTTTGTTGATGAGAGACGAACGTATGTAGTAGAGGCTTGCGTTCTTCAAAACGGCACCTCTTGACTACGAGACTCGAGTATCGCGTCCCACTGGTACTGGTCGGCGTACTCTTTGAGGCCTAAGGCGTAACCGTCTCGGTACGCCAACTCATCGGACTCTGCGGGCATCAGGCTCATGCCGTGATGGTAGCCACGGGCATACGCCCTAAGTAGGGCAAGCGTGAACTCGTTCATTGCCTGCCTCCCTGGTGCATGAGCCCATGGCTGATCCAGTGCGCCGTCATGTCGGCAACACGGAAGTCAGTGCATTCGAACTCGCCCTCGAGCCCGATCTCCTCGGGGGAGTGCAACTCCCCCTCCATGTCCTCGATGTAGATGCAGAACAGGTCTGCACCCTCGCGGTCGCAGTCAACGAGTTCCTCGAGCCCGTTGGACTCAACCAACTTCATCGCTCTTACGATGACCGAACAGCAGTCTTCAATGTTCATGTGACCTCCACATGTAGATATTGAGCCGGGAGAACCCGGCAACGAGGAATCTGCCCAGGCAGACGGGGTCTCCCCCATCCACCTGGGCGTCACACTCAGAAGGGCGCCGGCTCCACGGGCTTGTCGGCCTCAGCCGGGATCTCCGGCTTGGCGTACGTCAGCGTGCGCGTCTCCTTGAACACCGGAGCCGATACGCGGCGCTTGAGGTCGACCAACATGTTGGCCAGGGCAGCCTGACGCTGCTCAGCCGACCCAGCACGCTCGACGGCGTCCAGATGCTCAGCCACGCTGAGATGCAGGCTGAGGTGACGGGCAGTCGCCCCGGGCAGGCGCTTCGGCGCCCAACCGAGGTTGATGCCGATGGTGGCCAACTTGGCCTGCTGCGCCTCCCGAGCGGGAGCCATGTTCAAGGCGACCTCGTTGGCCTCGATGGCCTTGGAGGCAGCCTCACGAGAGGCGAATGCGTCGGGGTGCGACGCCTGGGTCAGCCCTACGCGGGCGAGATAAGCGACTTGCTTGTCGGTGGGCATACGAACGTCCATGATGGTCTCCTTGACTGGACAGGTTGAGGAAAGAGAGAAAAGAGAAGAGCGGTGGCACCCTTCTCCTCAGAGAAGGGGGACAACGCGACTAAACCCGGAGCGCGGTTAGCCCCGAGCCACGAGGTCGTAAGAGCCGTCCCGGTACAGACGGGCGAAGTTCGCCTCGTCGTAGTACAGGTCGACCCACAGCGCCCTGTAGGGCCAGTGCCGAAGGCTGATGCGCCTGAGCGCAGCGAATAGGTCAGTCATCAGAAGTCCTCCGTGGCGTCAGCCAGCCTGCCGGCTAGATAGCCGACGACGAACAGCAGAGCCAGCGCCGCAAGGCCTGGGACAGGCTCAATGCGTTGCGCAATGCCAGCGCCAGCCAGGATGACCATGCCGAACAGGCAAACGGCCATCGTCAGCCACGCGGTTACATGAGTGAGGTATCGGTAGTTCATGGGTGTCTCCAGAAGTGAAAAAGCCCGCCGAAGCGGGCTGGAAGGCCTCCTGTGGAGGCCGGCGGTAGCGCCTTACGTTGCCGGCCAAAGCCGGGGTCTAAGCGCACTGGATTGCCACGAAGGCAATCCGCTGGGCTCAGAAAAGCCCCCGAAGGGGCGGGCGTCACACGGGAAGGCCAAGGTCCTTCATCCGCTTCCAGCGGCGGTACTCCTCAGGCGAGAGGATCTGTGGCTCGGTGGAGCCATACAACGACCCCACGAACCGAGGCCCCTCGGGCAGCGGATCGCCGCACACGACCTCGAAGCAGCCATCCGCGATGCGACGCAGCGAAACCTTGCGGGCACCGCCAGCAACCAGCGCCTTGGCTTGGGCGTTGGCCTGAGCGAACGTCAGGAATGAGGGCTCAGGCTCCCTGCGCCCGTCGTCGCCACGGTCGAAGCCGTCCCAGCGAGATTCGTCAGGCTGCGAGTCGAGATGCTCTTGATAGGTGTCGATCCACATGGGTCAGTCTCCGAAAGTTGAGGTGTGAGAACGGGTTATGCAAAAGATGCATGGGATGGCACCGTCCTCGTTAGGGGACGGGGTCAGCCCACGACCCCCCGAAGAGGCAAGACACACCTCGCTAGCGTGTCTTCAGAAGCCTCTCGAACGACGTTCAGCAACACAGTTGCAGCACAAGCAACGCCAGCAAGTACGCTGCGATTGAGGTTCCGACTGACTACAACTCAGGTGTCGGCGTGCTTGCAGGCTAGTGAGAGGGCGCCAACCTGCGAGGTATCCGACTGGGAGGGGGGTAGCGATGGCCACTTAGGTGGAGGGTGGGGGGTATGAGGACTCCAGTCATATCCCCACCTCACGCACAAGTCCCCACCTCAAGCGCGAGCCTACCTCACGCACGGACCCAAGGTTCACACCCCTAAGCGCCACCCAATGCCCCTATTCCGCGTCAGAACGGCCCGGGAAGCGAGATCTCTGAGGGGGTAGGGGGTAGGGTGCTGCGGACCAAAACGAAGCCTCTGACGCCGTTCTGAGCCTCCGCACTACATCTTTACTACTAGACGACTTCTTTCCTAAGAAAGAAGGAGTCTCATACTTCTATCTCTACAAGAAACATCTTTCTGTATTTGGTATTTGTATTTTTCTTGTAGAAAAGTTCTTCTGTATTTCTCTTAGAGAAATATCTTTGTCTTAGTAAAGATAAATATCTTCTTTCTTCTTATGTATCTTCTGTAAGAAACATAGAAGATGTATTTGTATTCTGTATTTACTTAGAAAATACATTTATATGTATATATAAATACGCAAGTCTCATGCCAACATGATCTCTTAGTCCCACTTAGGATGCTGTCACCCCAGCGGTGCGTGGCAGCAACGACCGCAGTTCGAGCCCTCTGTCTCCTCCAGCGAGGGTGATCGAGCCGGATGGCCCACGTCACGGGCCACTTCCTCGTTTACCATGTCGTTGTGCTTCTTTGCTAGTTGCGACTTAGGCCCGGACTTGTTCCGGGCCTTTCTTTTTCCCGCTTACAGTCGCGGCATCATCGCTTCCCTCAGGGGAAAGACATGGCAGCAAGAATTCGCAAGATCCGTCACGACGACGACACTCGAGCCAAGATCCAGGCGTCGTACTACATCAACCGTCTGCACGATCACATCATCGGCAAGGTGTCGATGTCTGACTCCCAGATCAAGGCGGCGAAGATCCTTCTGGACAAGTCGCTGCCCAACCTGTCTGACGTAAAGTTGGACACCGGCGCTCAGGGCATTACGTTCAACCTGAACAGCACGCTGCCCAAGTGACGGTAGCCGTTGCTGACGACTCGCTCGTCACCTATCACCCGCCTGGGCCGGTGGCGGCGTCTTTCCACCAGGACAACTCCTTCATCCGTGGACTGCTTGGGCCGGTGGGCTCGGGCAAGTCCTCGACCTGCTGCGTCGAGATCGTGATGCGGGCGCTGAAGCAGGAGCCTTGGGTTGACGGCGTACGGCGTAGCCGCTGGGCGGTGATCCGCAATACTTACCCGGAACTGAAGTCCACGACGATCAAGACCTGGGAGACGTGGTTCCCATCGAACGTGGCGCCCATCCGTTGGGACACGCCGATCACGTCGCACATGCGGATTGACGACATCGGTGACGGCACGGCGATGGACCTGGAGGTCGTCTTCCTGGCGCTGGACTCGGAGACCGACACCGGGAAGTTGCGCTCACTGGAGTTGACTGGCGTCTGGATCAACGAAGCCTCGGAGATCGCCCGTGGCGTGTTCGACATGACGACTCAGCGGGTGGGCCGCTACCCGGCCAAGTTGCGTGGCGGACCCTCCTGGACGGGCGTGATCCTGGACACCAACCCGCCAGACGACGATCACTGGTACTACCACTTCGCTGAGTCTGAAACGCCTAAGGGCTGGAAGTTTTTCCGCCAGCCAGGAGGCCTGTACCGGGATGAGGAGGGCGAGTACCACCCCAACCCGGACGCCGAGAACGTGGACAACCTGCCCAACGGGCACGGCTACTACCTCCAGCAGTTGGGAGGCAAGCAGGAACAGTGGATCAACGTCTTCCTGTGCGGCAACTACGGCACGACGTCTGACGGCAAGCCGGTGTTTCCGGAGTGGAATGACCGGGTGCATGTGGCGTCCGAGCCACTAAAGCCCGTGCGTGGCCTTCCCATCGTGCTGGGCTGGGACTTCGGCCTGACGCCGGCCTGCATCATTGGCCAGATGATGCCCAACGGGCGTCTGCACATCCTCGAAGAGTTGGTGGCCGAGGACATGGGTATCCGCCAGTTCGCCTCCGATGTGGTGAGGCCGGTGCTGGTGACCAAGTACAACGGCTTCCCGCGCTTCAGTGAAGGCGACCCTGCGGGGCAGATCCGCGCCCAGACCGATGAGCGCACATGTTTGCAGGAATTGGCCGAACTCGGCATAGCCACGGATCCGGCCCCTACAAACGACTGGATTCCCCGGCGAGAATCCGTCGCGTACTTCCTCACCCGCATGATTGACGGCGGGCCTGGGTTCCTTCTGGATCCAAGTTGCGCCAACCTGCGGAAGGGGTTCAACGGTCGGTATCGCTACGAGCGTCTGAAGACCTCAGGCTCGGCGCGATACAGAGACCGCCCGGTAAAGGACCAGTTCTCACACCCGCACGATGCCCTCCAGTACATGTGCATGCGAGTCCGAAACGGACTGCAACCCATTAGGGCCAAGACGGTGGTGAGCGCATCGAGTAAGGGTTGGACTTGATGAACGCGATCTCACTTCCCACGGCGCCTCCCCCCATCGAGGTGGACGTGGAAGTCAAGCAGGCCCCGTCCTCGGAGTACGACCTTCTCCAGACTGAACTGTCCCGGCACATCACCGATTGCTGGGAACGCGCCAAGTTCTCCAAGACCGAGATCACCGACCGCCTGCTGCGCTGTGAGCGTCAGCGTCGTGGCGTCTACGACCCGGAAAAGGAGATGGAGATCGCCAAGACTGGCGGCTCAGACATCTTCATGCGGATGACCGACATCAAGTGCCGCGCCGCCGAGGCGTGGATCCGCGATGTCATGAATGCCGCTGGTCGCCGCGTGTTCGACCTCGACACCGCCGAGGAGCCCGAGGTGCCGCCCGAGGTGGCTGCCGGCATCGTGGAACTGGTGCGCCTGGAGATGCAGGAGTTCGTCCAGGCTGGCGGCATGGTGCATCCGGAGGCCTTCCGCGCCCGGATGGAAGAGGTGCATGACCAGATCATGGACAAGATGCGTGAGCAGGCCAAGGAAGCCGCTGCACGCATGGCGGACAAGATTGAGGATCAGTTGAACGTCGGCAGGTTCCCGCAGGCGTTCCAGGATTTCGTGTCCGACTTTGTCACCTACCCCACGGCAGTCATGCAGGGCCCGGTGGTCAGGCGGCGCAAGAAGGTGACCTGGGGCCCGAACTTCCAGCCGGTCATCATCAACGACTTCTCCCGCGACTTCGAGCGCGTCAGCCCCTACGACGCCTTCCCCTCGCCCAACGCCACCAACCCGCAGGACGGCTACTTCATCCGCCGTCACCGCCTCAGCCGTGCGGCGCTACAGGAACTGCGTGGCACCCCCGGCTACAACGATAAGGCCATCGACCAAGTCCTGGAACGCTTCGGTGACGCCGGCTTCCGCTCGTGGCTCATGGGCGACCAGGAGCGTGACCGCCTGGAGGGGAAGATGTACGCCCGCCTGTTCACCAGAGAGGTGATCGAGGCTATCGAGTTCTGGGGCTCGGTGTCTGGCAAGTCACTCCTCGACTGGGGCTTGAAGTCCACCAAGGAGCGCCCCATCGAGTGGAACCGCGAGTACGAGGTCACCGCTTGGCAGGTTGGGCCGATTGTCATCAAGGTGGCCATCAACCCGGATCCTCTCGGACGGCGCCCCTACGAGATCGCCCAGTGGAACGAGATCCCTGGCGCCTTCTGGGGCACCGCCCTGCCCGAGCAGATGCGCGACGTGCAGATCATGTGCAACGCCGCTGCCCGCGCTCTGGCCAACAACATGGGCATCGCCTCCGGCCCGCAGGCCGAGATCCAGGTCGACCGACTCCCGGACGGCGAGGACGTCACCTCGATGTTCCCCTGGAAGATCTGGCAGACGACCTCCGACCGCAGTGGCGGCGGTCAGCCAGCCGTCAGGTTCTTCCACCCGGAGATGAACGCCCAGCCGCTGATGATGGTGCATCAGTACTTCAACAAGCAGGCGGACGAAGTCACCGGCATCCCGGCGTACCTGTACTCGGGCACCACAGGCTCTGGTGCGGGCCGTACGGCCTCCGGCCTGTCGATGCTGATGGACAACGCGGCCAAGGGCATCAAGACGGCGATTGCCGCGCTCGACATGGTCGTGTCTGCGATGGTGGACCGGCTCTACATCCACAACATGATGTACGACCCGGACCCTGCCATCAAAGGCGACTTCAAGGTCCAGGCGCGTGGCGCTATGGGCATGGTCCTCAAGGAGCAGTTGCAGCAGCGCCGCGCTGAGTTCTTGCAGGCCACCGCCAACCCGGTGGACATGCAGATCCTCGGCATCAACGGGCGGGCGTACCTCCTGCGAGAGATCGCTGACTCGCTTCAAATGGACACCAGTCGTCTGGTGCCTTCTCCCGAGATGTTGCAGTTCAACCAAGAGAAGCAGCAGGCGTTCCAGATGGCCATGGCGCAGATGCCTGGGCAGGGGACTCCAGCCGCACCGCAGGCTCCTTCCAACGCGCCGATGGCAGATCCTGGCGCACTACCACCCCTGTGAGGTAACGATGGCCAAGGCATTTAGCGGTAAGCAGACCCCTGCTGAGGAACGCAAGGAAGCCTCGATGGTGCGCTCGGGCAAGGTCACTCCTTCCCAGTACGCGAGGCGCGAAAAGGCTGAGGGCGACAGCAAGTCGATGTCGACCTTGAGATCCACCGGCCAGAAGTTGGCCAGCGGAAAGATGACCGCGTCGCAGTACGCGGCCAAACGCTCACCTAAGAAAGGCTGACCATGAAGAAGATGTCTCCCAAGGCTCCGCCCAAGATGCCGGCGGGAATGCCCAAGGGCCGCATGCCCAAGTCGCCCAGCGGCGGCATGGTGATGATGGCCAACGGCGGATCTGTGAAGAAGATGTCGCAGATGGCCGGTAACGCCAAGTCTGGGTCGCCGACCTGTGGCCCAGGCAAGGCCAGCCGGTAGTTGCAGTGCTACTGCAATCCCCGGATAGAGTTACGTCGGCGCTGGCTTCTCTTGAAGGCAACGCTGAGTTTGAAGTGGTTGTGCAGTGGCTCAAGGACAACCTTGAGCAACTTCGCAGCGAGAGTGCTTACCTCAAGGACGAAACGTCAGTGAGGTGGGCGCAGGGCGGGATGCAAGTGCTGTCCGAATTCCTGGAGAAGTCCAGGTCGGCAAGACAAGTGCAGTTCGCCAGAAGGAAGTAGCCCATAGGGCAAACGCTTGCCAGTGGCGTTTCACTGGTCCCAAGAACACCGGAACACCAGAGGCGGATACCAAGAGGCCCGCTGAGTTGGGGTGAAGGCTCAAGGAGTTGGAATTGGAACTTCCACGCGCCGTCCTAGAGGCGGAAAGGAAAGCAGAAGAGGCACTTTCGAGACTGAAGTCGCCACCTCAGCCAGAAGCAGCACCGGCTCAAGAGCCAGCGCCAGCCGAGGCAACCGCTCCGCCCCCACCGGCCCCAGCGCCGGCCCCAGCGGAAGACGACAAGTGGGAACAGCGTTACCGGGTACTCCACGGCAAATACAACGCCGAGGTCCCCAGGCTCAACGCGGCGATGAAGGAACGTGAGTCCGAACTTGCGGCCCTGCGGGAAGAAGTTGAGGCACTGAAGAAGACCAAGGAGAGGCAGTCACTCGTCAAGCCTGAGGAAATTCAAGAGTTCGGAGAACCGCTGGTCGACCTGATCCGACGCGCTGCCCGAGAGGAAGTTGCGTCCAAGGATGCAGAGATCGCGGAGTTGAAGACCGAACTCAAGTCGATGAAGTCCACCACTGAACACTCGACCGAGGCCACGTTCTACGAGCGTCTGGCGCAGTCGGTTCCGGACTGGATGGCCATCAACGACGACCCTGAATTCCACACTTGGCTTGCCGAACACGACGACTTCACTGGCTTCCAGAGGCAGCAACTTCTGACTGACGCGGAGAAGCGCAAAGACGCAGTGCGCGTTGCGCGTTTCTTCGATGCGTTCAAGAGGACCAAGTCCAAGACCGAGGTTGCAGCGACGAGTTCATTGGAGTCTCAGTTGGCGCCAGTCAGCACTAGGACCGAATCTCCGCCCCCGTCCAAGAAGATCTGGACAAGGGCTGAGGTTGCCGAGTTCTACGCGAAGGACAGGCGCGGCGGATACACCCCAGAACAGTCTGCTGCGATTGATGCTGACATCCAAGCCGCCGTGCAAGAAGGCCGAGTGCGGTAAGGAACTCAACCTAAGGATCCATCATGTCTGTTGCAGTAACCTCCGGCTACTACGGTGCCGGCACCACCGACCAGTACGCTGCGTCGGGCACCGCGAAGTTCATCCCCGAGATTTGGTCGGGGAAACTCCAGGTCAAGTTCTACAAGTCCACTGTCCTCAGTGAGATCACGAACAACGACTGGGAAGGCGAGATCAAGGGTCAAGGCGACAAGATCCGCATCCGCTCGATTCCGACCATCACCATCAACAACTACACGAAGGGTCTGAACCTGACCAGTCAGGTCCCGACCAGCACCCCTCTGGAGTTGAACATCGACAAGGGCAAGTACTTTGCCGTCGTCCTGGACGACGTGGACAAGGTGCAGACCGACGTCGCTTTGATGGACATGTTCACCAACGACGCGGCTGAGCAGATGAAGATCGCCATCGACGGCGACGTCCTGTCTTCGGTTTTCGCAGACGCGGCCACCGGCAACAAGGGCGCCAACGCTGGTGTTCTGTCGACCGGCATCAACCTGGGCGTCACGGGCACTCCCCGTCAAGTCACCAACTCCACCGTCCTGGACGCCATCCTGGACATGGGGTTGTGCTTGGACGAGCAGAACGTGCCCGAGACTGGACGCTGGATTGTGATCCCCGCTTGGATGGCTTCGCTCATCAAGCGGTCGGACCTCAAGCAGGCGTACCTGACCGGCGACAGCGTCACCCCGTTGCGGAATGGCAAGTTGGGCATGATCGACCGTTTCACGGTCTATGTGTCCAACAACCTCGCCACCACGGTGGACGGCGCCAACACCGTGTGGAACACGATGGCCGGCACCCGCGACGCCATCTCGTTCGCCTCGCAGATCACCAACGTGGAAACCCTGCGGTCGCAGGCCACGTTCGGCAACATCATGCGTGGCCTGAACGTGTACGGCTACAAGGTGACCAAGCCTGAAGCCCTGGTACACGGCTACTTCCGCAAGTGATTGGCTGAAGCAGGAAAGGAGGGGGAGTCGGGCAACTGGCTCCCCTTTTTCACATGAAATACCTCAAGCAAAAAGGCTCTGGCCACGTCTATGTGTGGTCGGAGGCCCTCTCTCAGCGCGACGACATGGAGCCATACGAGCCCCCTGCGCCGCAAACCCCCGCAGAAAATGCGGAAGAGCCAAGCGCCGAGTCATCCGGACTCGAAGCGGCCCTCGAAAACTTCCGGCGCGATGTTTCCAAGCGGAAGCCCAAGGCAGGTGAAGCATGAAGGTCAATGACGTACTCAGCCGAGCCCGCATCCTGTTGAACGACCAGGATGGCACCCGTTGGCTTGACACCGAGTTGGTGAGTTGGCTGAACGATGCCCAGAAGTTGATTGCGATGACGCGGCCCGACGCCAGCGTCTCCAACTCGACGGTCACCCTGGTCGGCGGCACCAAGCAGGCGCTGCCCACGGGTGGGTTCCGGCTGCTGGACGTCATCCGCAACATCCTGACCAACGGTTCTGGCGGTCGCTCGATCCGCATCGTTGACCGCGAGGTCCTGGACTCCCAGGACCCGATGTGGCACGCCTCGACTCAGGCCGGGACCATCAAGCACTTCATCTACGACAACCGGGATCCCAAGACGTACTACGTCTACCCGGCTGCCGTGGCGGGCACCAAGATCGAGGTCATGTACTCGGTCTCCCCCACCGAGATCGTCTACGACGGCACCAACAGCACCACCATCGCGGCCTCCCTGGACGCAGTGCTGACTGTCTCCGACATCTACCTCGAGGCGGTTCTGAACTACGTCATGTACCGCGCCTACAGCAAGGACGCCGAGTTCTCGCAGAACCCGCAACTCGCTGCCGGCTACCTCCAGACGGTGTACTCGATGCTCGGCATCAAGACCCAGAAGGACGTGGCGTTCTCGCCTGACCTCAACAGCAAGGGCTCCATGCCCAACGCTGCGGCAATCCAGGCCGGCGGTGTCTGATGGCGCTGTACGAGGACTTCCTCTCGCGGGTGCTGATCGAGGTGCCCGGATGCTCGGAGATCTCCGCGCTCCAGGCTGTCAAGGACACCTGTATCGAGTTCTGCGAGAAGAGCCTCGTGCTGACCCGCGACCACGATCCTGTGACTGTGCAAGAGGGTGTCGTGGACTACGACCTGGAGCCGCCCAGCGGCTACCTCGTCGTCAAGATCATGAAGGCGTGGCTCAACCATCTTCCGTTGGGCCCGCTGCCTCCTGATGTCGTGAGTGATGCTGCCGTTTACAACCGGGAGTTCCCCGAGTACCAGGACGCTGCCAGCACTCCCACACGATTCCTGCAAAAGGACGAGCGCACTGTCAGCCTTTGGCCGATGCCCGACAAGGACTACGTCAACGGCTTGACAATGCGCGTCGCCCTGAAGCCCACCCGCTCCTCGACAAGCATCGAGGACGTGGTGTTCGAGGACTACGCGGAGACCATAGCCTCTGGTGCCCTCGGGCGCCTGCTGTCGTCCGTTGGCAAGGCGTACACCAACGTCTCTGCTGCGGCCATGCACAAGGGCATGTTCATCCAGGGCCTCAACGTCGCCCGTCAGCGGGCAACCCACGGGCACGTCAGGTCCAACCTGAGCGTGAAGTTGGTCAAGTTATAACCGCCATCCAAAGGAACCATCATGGCAAGCGCAATCTACCCGAAGTTCAAGGAAGCCATCCTCCAAGCCACTGCCAACTCATCGTTGGGTGGCACGGTCAAGGTGGCCTTGGTCGACACCGGCACCTACACCTACAGCGCCGCGCACGAGTTCTACTCGTCGCTGACCGGCATCGTTGGCCCGGCGCAGGCTTCGCAGCCTACCCTCGCCACCAAGACCTTCGTGAACGGTCTGTTCGACGCGCAAGACGTCACCTTTACGGGCGTCAGCGGCGTATCGGTCGAGGCGCTGGTGATCTACGTCGACACCGGCACGGCGGCCACTTCGCGTCTGGTCGCCTTCGTCGACTCGTTCACGGCGGTGACCCCGAACGGCGGCGACATCACCATCACTTGGAACGCCAGCGGCATCTTCCAACTGTAATGGACGTACTGCTCGTCAAAGACGGGGTAGTCGAGAACTGCATCTGCGCCGACTCGGTGGCGCGGGCGCAGCAGTTCTACCCCGACCACATCTGCATCGAGCGCACCGAGGCCCTGCGCGAGTGGGGTCCGGGGGATCTGCACGACGGCACGAACTTCTCTCACCCGGAGGTGCAGCCATGATCGGCGGGCCGGTTCTTCGTCAGCACGTTGTCGAGTTCATCCGGGGGACGGGCGTCAATACGGATGGTGTGACAGACGCAACATCCACCAACGGCCCTTGGACGTGGGCGGTGCCGAGCGGTGTTGTGACCATATCGCTTGACGGCTGTGGCGCTGGTAACGGCGGCGCGGGTGGCGGTGTTGCCGGGGCCAACACAAGTGTCGGCGGCGGAGGCGGCGGAGGCTCCGGCGTATCCGCAATCGGCGCACAACTCAAGGTTGTCCCCGGCAGTTCGCTGGTTGTAACGCTCGGCGCTGCCAGCGCGGGAGGCAGCGCAGGCAGCGGGGGAGGAAGTGGGGCGGGCAACACCACCATCGCGGGCCTTCTTCCGATGTGTGATATCCCCGCCGCCAACGGCACTACCCTTGTTTTGAAGGGCGCAGGCAATCCCGCAACAGCGGGGGCCTCTAGCGCATCTGCCGCAGGCGGGGCGGGCGGGCGAAGCGGCGCTACCACCAACGCGGGCGGCACAGCAGGCGCAGCAGGCGCTGGTGCTGGTGGGACCGTAGACATTCAAGTCGCTACGCTTTGGGGCGGTTTTGCACAAGCGCAAGGCGGGGGCGGCGGTGGTGGTGGTGCCGCGACTGGGAATACAGCAGGTGGGCAGGGCGCCTCATATCAAAGTACAGCCACAAATATCGGATTTTTTAGAGGCCCCACCATCCGAGTTGGCGCCTCAGGAAACACAAATGCTGGAACCATTAGTCGCGGAGGCGGCGGCGATGGTGGCTGCTCCGCTTTTGGCGGCGGAGGGTCCGGCGGGGATGGTGGCGCTGCTGGGGGCGCATCAACGGCCTATGGCGCTGGCGGGGGCGGCGGTGGTGGTGAAGCGGGGGGCGGCGCTGGCGGAAACGGATACGTCCGATTGATCTACTGGAGGGCCGACTAAATGGCCATCTCCGAAGCCTTCGCTGGATCTGCCTCGATCAGCACCACCGAGTACGACCTCCCGAGCGCATCGACCACCGTGTCGGCGCAAACGGTAGACGGCATCTATCAGGTCTACCTCGACCTCAATGCGTTGACGAGTACCGAGCAGTACCGCCTGCGCATCTACGAGAAGACCCGCTCCAGCAGCACCCAGCGCGTGATCGAGGAAGTCATCCTTTCTGGCGTGCAGTCTGAGCCCGTCTACGTCACCCCGGCGCTGTTGTTGATGCACGGCTGGACCGTGACACTGCTCCGGCAGCAAGGCACAGACCGCACGATTGAGTGGTCAATCAGGAGTGTTGCATGACGACCATCAAGTACACGCTCGGTACTCGTACCGCGCTCACCACCACGGCGCTGGACGGCCTTGTTGGAACCACCGCGACCTACGTCAGTGCAGGCACGATCACGCTGGCTACTGCTAGCAAGACGCCGCTGGACGTTCTGCTCGAAGTCGCTGTCACCCCCGGCACTGTCACCGGCAACAAGCAGGTGGTGGTCTTCCTCAAGGAGTCGCTGGACGGCACAAACTTCAGCACCGGCCCGGAGTCAGGCACGACCGCCACGGACGAGCCGAACCTCGTATTCCTTGGCGTGGTCCCGTGCAACACGAACTCTACCCAGCAGCGGGCGACGTTCAGCATTGCCGGGGCCTGCGGTGGCGTGCTGCCACACTCGGTCAAGGTCATCTGCAAGAACGAAACAGGGGCCGCGCTGACCACCGGCAGCGTCTACTACCAGACCGTAGACGGCGAAGCAACCTAAATGTGGTTCACCCCGCTGCTGCAAGGAGCCGCGCAGCAGCAGGCTGCGACGACAGGCTATCGGAGCATCTCCTCCGCAGTTGGTTCTAATGTCCAGTTTATTACTGGATCGCTGCCCTCTGGCACACAACCGACAGACCTATTGGTTGCGGTGCTGGCTCGCGTTTTGCCGCAAATCCCAATAGTGCCTCCAGCGGGATGGACAAGACAGACCATCCCCGGGCTTGTTGATGAACGGCTTGTTATTTATACCGCAAGTGGTGCGGCCACCGATTTCACATGGGTCTGGAACGCCAACAACGATGTTGTTTTGCAGATCGCGGCGTTTAGCGGGAGAAGCAGAAATATATCTGGCTTGGCTTTGTTGCAGGAAGATGCAAATACAAGTTTTATAGCCCCAAGTGTCACAGCAGCCGCCAATGATTCATTGATGGTTGTGATGTGGGAGTGGCAGCGCACAAACCAATTACCAGACCCCACGCCCAGTATTTCCGTCAAGTCTAGTCTTTCTGCATTAAACGGCCCAGCCTCGTTAATTGCCATAGCAGACAATTTGTCCGCTGGCCCCACTGGCAATTACACGACAGCCAAAAACGCCTACTACACCGGATACGGCATTCAGCTACTACTGCCTGCCGCATCCACAACCCCCGCGTTCTACATCCCGCCTAAGCGATGGACCCGCCAGCCGCAGGGCGCGGTTGAGATTGATTGGAGCAATCCGCTGACGCGGGGGTTGCAGTGCGCCTTGTCGCCGTACTTTGAGCACGTAAAGAATCGACGACCGACGTACAGCGGCACGATGGCTTATGGAACTAGTGCTTTTGGCAGATCGTTGAAAGGAAACAACGCTGGTCTGGCGTTTGTCCCGGTGTCTGGTGTAAGTGACCCTATGACAATGCTTTACGCTGGGTCTATTAACCGAACAGCAAATCCAAACCTTGTTGCAGGACTGGGGTCGTCTACAGGAAGTCAAGTTCTGGCGTTTCAGTTCAGCACAACTCAAATTGGAAACAAGACTATTCTTCGGCAGACATCTGGAGACACAAACAGATTTTTTAATAACAACCTTAATACGGTATCCGCCGCAAAAGTCGCGCTGTGTGCTGTTGCTACTGGCGCATCATTAGATGTTTATTGGAACGGCACACTTGATAATGGCAGTATAAGTATTCAATCTACGGGCGACAATTCAGCCTTTGACAGGGCGTGTCTCGGCGGTATACGCAGGACGGGAAACACGAACGCCGACACCGGCACAGACGGCGCTCTGTTCTGCTACTGGAACCGCGCCCTGACGGCCAGCGAGATCGCGTCTATCAGCGCCAACCCGTGGCAAATCTTCAAGCCAGTGACCCGCACCATCGGCGCGGTCATCAGCGGCGTCACGATCTCCCGCCCCAGCAGCGACATCACCACCACCGGCTGGACCGCATCGAGTGGCGCTGTCCTCTACGACATGATTGACGAGTCGGTGGCCTCTGACGTTGACTACATCATCAGCCCGAGCCTGAGCGGGTCACCCGGGCCTGCCGTATTTGGCCTCTCCTCGACGCTGGACGCCGGCACCTACAACGTCCGCACCCGCGCACGCAGGACCGGCACCACCGGACAGATTCGCGCTCTGTTGCTGGACGCATCCGGCACCACGGTCGGCACTGGATCGTGGCAGGCCCTGACCCAAACCCCCATCACCTACGAACTGAGCGTGACGACGAGCGGCACCGCCGCCCGCGTGCGCATTGAGGTCCAGCAATGACGATCACCCTGCGATCCACCAAAGGGACTCCGCTGTCCTTTAGCGAGTTGGACGGCAACTTCAACGACCTCGACGCCCGCACGGCGCAGGGCTGGGCCTCTATTGCGGTCACGCCTGAGGTGCGACCCAACGACGTGGATGCGCCACAACTGACGCTGTTCCGGGGCGGCATCTACGAGTACGCCTACTTCCAAGGACAGTTGTCGAGTGCCTACACCTCCTTCGCGGTGCCGATGGACTACGCGGCGGGAACAGACTTGCGGGCGGCTGTGCAGTGGAGCCCCGGCAACTTCACCGACAGCGGGTCTGTCCGCTTTGGCATGGAGTTCACCTACGCATGGGCCTACGGCTCACCGACTGCGCCGACCAACCACGAGTTCTCGGTGCCGGCCACGGTGTACACGCAGGCGGCTGGTCATACCAACATGACCTACCACCACCACACCAAGTTCTTTGAGGACACGATCCCCGGCAGCCAAGTGCAGCCGAATATGCGGTTCCTGATCCGGTTCTTCCGCGACGGCGGAAATCCCTTGGACACTTTCGCTGGCGACGTCTTCGTGACCGGCATCGGCTTCTACTACCAGCGCAACAAACTGGGCCAGCCCGGTTATGAGCCCCCCTTCATCTGAGGTAGATCATGCCGGCATTTCCTCCCGCACCTCCTGACGGCTCCGGGGTCGTCATCGTGACCCTGTCCACCGGACTCGAACTAGAGGCCGAGTGGCTTGACACCAACTGGTGGGCTCACCTCAACGACAACCCCAACGCGGCGCCGATTGACGCGGCGTTTGTGGTCGCGTGGAGGCCGGCGGAGTAAACCGTGGCCGCTGTATTTCAGGCAATCGGCAACCAGTCTGCGGGCGCAGCCTCGCAGGCGGTCGCGTGGCCGGTTCACGTCGCCGGCGACCTTGGCATTCTGGTCATCGAGACAGGCGGCGAGGGCACGACCCTTACGCCACCGGCTGGTTGGCTGGCCGTTACAGGATCGCCGGTCACTGACGTAGCGTCAGCCGCCGGCTCGAAACTTCAGGTCTGGTATCGCTTCGCTGCGAGCGCGGCGGAAGCCAACGTCAACACAGGCGACTCCGGCGACCACCAAGTCGCCCGCATCGTCACGTTCCGGGGCGTCGATCCGACCACTCCGTTTGATGCGACCCCGGTCACGGGCGTCAAGACGACCGCATCGACCACCGTAACGTGGGACTCGATCACCACCGTCACTAATGGTGCCCTGATCGTCCTGATCGCCACGCGGCCGGATGACACCACCAGCGTTGCGACATTTGGCGCCGTCACCAACGCCAACCTGACCAGCATCACCGAGCGTGGCGAAGGCGGCTCCAACGCTGGCCACGGCGGCGGCTTTGTCGTCGTTACCGGCACCAAGGCCACGGCGGGTGCGACGGGCACCTCTACCTGCACGACGACAGTCAGCGTCACCAACGCAGAGATCACGATTGCGCTGCGGCCACAGCCGGAAATCCTTCCGCCGCTGCTGCGCTTTGATCGCGTCAACTACGTCCGCAACAGCGCGGCTCTTGGATCCGTTACCGGCACCCCCGGCACCGCGCCAAAATATTGGTCGGTCGTCACTGGCGCAGGCATCTCCAGTCAGATCGTTGCCAACGGCATTGACGTCAACGGCAGAGAGTACGTTGACATCCGCCTGTTCGGCACTGGCACCGGGTCGTTCGACAACGGCGTCTACATCGAGGACATCGCCCCGGCAGTAATTGGGGATCCTTGGAACGGAAGCGCCTTTGTGTCGCTTGTGTCAGGGACAGTCCCGTCGCAGTTCCAGATCGTTCTGAGAGAACTGGCTGCCGGCGGCTCCCTTACGGGCGCCATTGGCAATACGTTGTCTGGCATTACTGGTACATCCTCAAGGTATCAGGTCGGACGGGTGCTGGTTGGCGGCGCAACCACTCGTGCCGCGCTTTGGCTGCAATGCTCAATCACCAACGCGCAGTCAATAGACTTCACGTTCCGGGTTGCGGGTCCGCAGTTGAGTTATGGCTCAACCTCCACCCAGACATATGCCGCCACCTATGACGTAGTTCTCCCGCGCCAGTTCCACACGCCCACGGTCACGCAGTCGGCTGCAAGTCAACAGATTGCGCCGGCCCTGCTAAGCGAGGGCAATACCCTCTACACGCCGACAGCCACTCCGGGCGCCGTATCGAGAACGCCTGCGCTGCTGACCGAAACCAGCACGCTCTACACCCCGAGCGTCTCCGCAGCCGCGCCAACCCAGAGCATTGCGCCCGCGCTGCTCAGTGACGGTGACACGCTCTACACGCCGACATCGGCGGCGACGTACTCGGTTGCGCCTGCGCTGCACACGAACACCAGCACGCTCTACACGCCTAGCCGCTCTACTGCTTACAGCGTTGCGCCGAGCCTGCTCACGAACAGTTCGACGCTGTACACGCCTTCGGTGGCGCCAACGACGAGTGTTTCCCCTGCGCTGCTGACTGACGGCGACACCCTCTACGTCCCGACAAGTTCTGTTGGGGCCGTGTCGCGCACTCCGACGCTGCTGACAAACTCCTCGACGCTGTACACGCCTACGGTGTCAGTTGGGTCTGCGCCAACTCAGAGCGTCACGCCGAGCCTGTACACGAACACCAGCGTCTTGTACACGCCTACGCGCACGACCGCGTACTCGCTGGGCCCTGCGCTTCTCACCAACGCATCCACGCTGTACGCCCCCACGTCAGTCCCGGGGTCGGTGAGCCGGGTGCCAAGCCTGCTGACCAATACCAGCACGCTGTACGACCCCACGAGTGCGGCAACCTACTCGGTCCAGCCGTCGCTGTACTCGAACACTCCGACGTTCTACACGCCGTCTGTCGCGTTCGACCTGAGGGTTCAGATCTCGTGGATCGAGATCACACCGATACAGGGCGTCAACATTGCGCCCCTGCTGCTGTCGAACAGCAACACGCTGTACGCGCCGACGTCGTCTGTTGGCCCGGTCTCTCGTACACCGGATCTGCTGACCAACACCAGCGTTCTGTACGCGCCCACGACGGCGCTGACCTACTCGCTGAACCCGGCGCTGCTGTCGGACGGAGACACGTTCTACGCCCCAACGGTGTACACGTTCGGTTCGCTGGCGCCAGCACTGCTGACCAACACCAGCGTCCTGTACACGCCGACACGGACCACGGGGCCTGTCAGCCGCACTCCGGCCCTGCTGACCAATACGTCGGTCCTGTACACGCCGACGACTGTCTATGTCGTGCCCCCGGCGCTGCTGACGAACAGCAACGCCCACTACGCGCCGACTGTCAGGCCGACTACCGCTGTAGCGCCGGCACTGCTGACCAATACCAGCACGCTGTACGCGCCTACCCGGTCGGCAACCGTATCTGTGGCCCCGGCGCTGTTGAACAACAGCAGCACCCTGTACACGCCTACGCGGTCCACAACCGTCTCCAGGGCGCCTGCACTGCTCACGGACGGCGACACGCTGTACACGCCTGTCGTCTCCGACATCAAACTCGTAGCGCCGGCTCTGCTGACGAACTCGTCGGTGGTCTACGTCCCGACCAGGACAGTTGGCCCTGCCGACAGGTCTCCGGCCCTGCTGGTCAACTCGAGCAGCCTGTACGTCCCGTCCCTGTTGCCGGGGCCCATCTCGCGCACGCCGAGTCTGCACACCGACCCAGACGAGGTGTTCAGCCCGGTGGTGCTGTCGGGCCAGAGGATTTCGCCATCTCCGGCAACAAACGTCAGCGCCTTCTACGTTCCATCAACATCCAACAACTATCCGCTCACATTCCCGGACTACGTCGAGGGCGGGTATTCAGAGGATGGCTACTCGGCCACCTCGGCGTTCAACGTCAACGGCTTCTTCCAGCCATCTCTGCTGTCCGTCTACAGCGCCCTGGTGGGGCGTCTGGACAACGCCAGCCAGACGTATTCGCCAATCCTGTTCGCCTACATCAAGTCTGCCGCTGCGTACAAAGCCACGGCGACAATTCAGTCCAACTACGCAAAAGCGGTTGGCGGCGACTCTGTCGCCAGGGTGGTTCGTGCCTCCAACTCGGCCAAGGTGCCGTCAACCGGGAATTCAACGTCCATCTCCGTCCCACTCTAAGGATTCGGTATGAGCAGCATCTTGGCCAAGTTCAGTAAACAGCCGGTCGAGGTCCAGGATTACGACATCGACTTCACCGACTACCTGGAGTTTCACAACGACATTGCATCAACCCACACGGCAGTTGCAGAAACTGGGTTGACGATCCTGGCCTCAACCAGGACCGAGGGCGTGGTCAAGGTGTTCGTTTCCGGCGGAACGGACGGCTCCAGTTACAAGGTCAGCGCCACGATCACGACGGTCGGCGGGCGAGTAAAACAGGGCGACATCCTCGTCAAGGTAAAAGAAATTTGACGGAGGCCCCCGCCTAGAATTCTTCGGGCGATGACGTCAGCGTCGCTTCGCGTTCAACCCAGGCAATTACAGGAGTAAACATGCCCGGCTTCTCTAGAGCACTCGCGCAGTCGATCTTCGACGCAACGCTGGCTTCATCGCGCACCAGCCTGACCGCCAAGTCTGGCGTGTGGATGTCTCTCCACACTTCGTCTCCCGACGACAACTCTGGCGGCAATGAGGCAACCTACTCGGGCTACGCCCGCGTGAACATTGCCTCGGTGATGACATCTTCGACTACTGGCTCTGCGCCAGAGCAGACGGTGTCGGCTACCAACACTGCCGACATCAACTTCCCGGCGTCGACCGGCGCCACGCAGACCGTGACCCACTGGGCCATCTGGTCTGACCAGTCGCTTGGCACTAGCGCCTACCTGATGTACTCGGGTTCGCTGTCGTCCAGCCGCTCGGTGCAGTCTGGTGACGTGGTGGTGATCCCGGCCAGCCAACTGGTTATCAACCTGACCTAATCATGTCAGGGCTGTCGAAGTACCTAGCCCTGCAACTGTTCGACTCGACGTTGAACCCGTTGCGGACGGCGCTGACGCCGCCGCCGAGCCTATGGCTTGCGCTGCACACATCGGCGCCAAACGATGCGACGTACGGCGCAGAAGCCTCCTATGGGGCGTATGCAAGACAGGCCCTGAACAGTCTGGCTTCCGACCAGGACGTGCAACTGGGCGGAGGAGAGGTAAGCGTCGTTGTGACCAATGGCGCCCCCCTGGTGTTTCCCGCTTCAACGGGGCCATCGGCGCAGACGATCACGCATTGGGCGATCTGGGACTCTGAAACAGTGGGTGAGGGCAACGTCCTCTACTCAGGAAACATTGCCCAGTCCCGCCTAGTCACCGTGGGTGACAGCGTGGTGGTGCCGGAGGGCAACATCTCTCTCGTCATCACATGAGTCTCAATGCGATCAACGGCAACGAGATCAATGGCGTCTCCTTTCCTGGATCGGAGACCGGCCTCTCGCTTGTCCAGTTGGTCGGACAGGTCACGATTGATGCGTCAATGTCGTTCTTCACCCTGCGGCTTACCGCAGGGGCAACGACAAACGCAACAGCAAGTAGCCCGCTAACCCAGACCAAGGCCCGATTCAATATCGGTGCCTCGACGGAGGCTTTTGCCGTTTCGTCGGCTGGCGTCGTCAGCAAGATCAAATTTGATCCTGTTGACCAGAGTGCAACAGCGACGGTCAGCGCAACCGCAATCCGTAGGTTCAGGCTTGGGGCTCAGACATCTGGGCTTGCTTCGGCCTCGGCGCAAGGCGTGTACTCGAGGGTGCCGCGCAGCGCCATCGTCGACGCCAAGATCACCAGCAGCGTCATCCCGTTCCGCCTGGAGATTGCGGGAGCCGCTACAGACGCCTCCGCATCCACTTCGGCTGACATCAGGGTCAAGACGCGGCGCTCCGCCAACACCACAGCAACGGCATCTTCGACGGCTCACACGACCGCTAGGTTCCGCCTTGGGGCCTCTGCGTCAGGCGTGTCTACCGGCACAGTGGCCACGCGCAGAAAGATTGCCCTGGGGGCCTCTGCGACCGCGACAGGCTTTGGCCAGAACGCCTCGTTCCGCTTCCGTCGAGGCTTGACTCTGGATTCCCAGTTGGCTCAGGCCCTGGCGCAGAGCATCACACCCAGGTTCAAGATCTCTGTGGGTGGGGCGCAGGTTTCTGCAACGGCTCCAGGATCAGCCTTGGCTGGTCTGAAGATGCGTTTTGGCGCAACCACCATTGCCACGGTCTCCTACGCCATCGCGGCAGCCGACTACGCCGCCAGGACGCCAGCGCCGTCTGAGCGCACGATGGTTCTGCCACTCAGTTCCAGACGCATGGAAGTCACATCATGATCCTCGGCACCTTTGAAAAGCAGCCCGCCGAATCGCTCGATTACGACATCGACTTCTCGGCAATCCTGGACGACGGCGACCTTCTCGCCACTTCCGGCGATCCCCCGGTTCCAATACCGCTGGATGTTGTCGTAAGCCCGTCTGGACTAACCCTTGGCCCGACGTTTGTTCTTGCAGATGGCAAGACCTACAAGCAGTGGCTTTCTGGCGGCACCAGCGGCGTTCGATACAAACTTACCGTGACGGCCACTTCAAACGCGGGGCGCGTCAAGCAAGTGGAATTCGTGGTGCGTGTGAAGGACGAGTGATATGACGTTGCAGTTCAAAAACAACGCCAGCACTACGCTGAGCGGCTCGATCAACAACACTCAGACTTCGATCACTGTTGCAAGTGGGAGTTCATTCCCTGCTTTGGCGGGCGGGGACTACTTCTACGCCACGATGTACGAAGTCTCTGGCGCGACCGAGATCAACATCGAGATCGTCAGGGTCACCGCCACCCTGGGCAATAACTGGACGGTTGTGCGGGGCCAGGACGGCACTACGGCTCGTTCACGCGATGGCATCACGACTTGCTACGTCGAGAACCGCTACACCGCAGCGTCTGCCTTGCAGATGCTTCAGAAGGACAACGACCTCTCTGATCTCACCAGCGCCGCCACAGCCCGCACCAATCTCGGCCTGGGCTCGATGGCCACCCAGGCGGCAAGCAGCGTCAACATCACTGGCGGCACGATCTCTGGCGTCACGTTCAGCACCATTGACTCGTCCACGACGATCCAGGACAACGTCGACGCCACAAAGAAGGTCGCTTTCGAGGTTTCCGGAGTCAGCACTGGAACCACGCGCACCCTCACGGTTCCCAACGCCAGTGGCACCATTGCCCTGACGTCTGATCTGAGTACCGGATACCAGCCGCTCGACAGCGATCTCACAGCCATTGCCGGCCTTGCGGCCAACGGCCTTGTGGCCCGCACTGGAACTGGCACGGCTGCTGTCCGCACGATCAGCCAGCCTGCTGCCGGCATCACGGTGACCAACGGCGACGGCGTGTCAGGCAACCCAACTCTGGCCCTGGCCAATGACCTTGCCGGCGTGGAAAGTCTCAACACCACGGGCTTCGTCCGTCGCACGGCGGCAGACACCTGGAGTGCTGCGGCCATTGCCGACGCTGACCTCCCTGGTGCGCTCACCGGGAAGACCTACAACAGCCTCACACTGACCTCTCTGGCCACTGGCTTTTCGATTGCCGGCGGCACCACCAGCAAGACGCTGACGCTGAACAAGACGCTGACGCTGGACGGTACGGACGGGGTCACGGTCACGTTCCCCGCCACCTCGGGAACGCTGCCGCTCAACAACCAGACGTTCTTCCTTGGCACTACCAGCATTGCCATCAACCGCCCGTCAGGAAATTTGTCACTGGCTGGTGTCAGCATCGACGGCTCTGCTGGGTCGGCTTCAACGGCTACCTCTGCAACCACCGCAACCAACATCGCTGGCGGGGCGGCAAACCAGATTCAATACCAGACTGCCGCTGGCGCGACCTCATTCATCGCGGCCCCTGTCAGCGCGTCCACCTACCTCAGTTGGAACGGCACCGGCTTTGCCTGGGCCAGCCCTGGTGGTGGCGGCACGGTCACCAGCGTTGGCATCACGTCCTCTGACCTCTCGGTCAGCGGAAGCCCGGTCACCGGCAGCAGTTCGATCACTCTTGGCCTGAACACGGTTGGCATTGCCAAAGGCGGCACGGGTGCCACGACCAAGACAGACGCCTTCGACGCGTTGTCTCCCGCGACAACGCTGGGCGATCTGATCTACAGCGACGGCACGGACAACGTCCGTCTGGTTGGCAACACCACGGCTAATCGACGCTTCCTGCGCCAGACTGGCAACGGCACGGTGTCTGCCGCGCCCGCCTGGGACGCGCTGACAGACGCCGACGTGCCCTCTGCCCTGACTGGCAAGACCTACAACGGCCTGACGGTCAGCACCACCACCGGCACGCTCACCGTCACGAGCGCCAAGACCCTGTCGGTCAGCAACACCCTGACCCTGTCCGGCACTGACGGATCCACTCTGAACGTCGGTGGCGGCGGCACCCTGGGCTCGGCAGCCTTCACTGCCAGCACCACCTACGCGCCTGCGGCAGGCTCCAGCAGCATCGTCACTGTCGGCACCGTCTCCTCTGGGACGTGGCAGGGCAGCACCATCGGCATCACCTACGGTGGTACTGGTGCCACGACTAAGGCGGCGGGCTTCAACGCCCTGTCACCGGTCACCACGCTGGGCGATCTGATCTATGGGGACGGGGCCAACAGCAACACCCGGCTGGCCGGCAACACCCTTGCCAGCAAGAGGTTCCTGACCCAGACGGGCACCGGCTCTGTCTCTGCGGCTCCGAGTTGGGGCGCCATTGCGGACGCTGACATACCCAACCTGACCGGGAAGACCTACAACGCCCTGTCCCTGACGGCCAACGCCACTGGGTTCCAGATCGCTGGCGGCACGACGTCCAAGACGCTGGCCGTCAGCAACAACCTGACTCTCTCCGGCACGGATGGCTCGACGCTGAACATCGGCGGCGGCGGCACGCTTGGCAGCGCGGCCTACACCGCAAGCACTGCCTATCAGGCGGCAGACGCAGACTTGGCTGCTATCGCAGCCCTGGCTGGCACTAGCGGTCTTTTGAGGAAGACTGCCGCCGACACCTGGAGCCTGGACACCAACACCTACTTGACTGGCAACCAGTCAATCAGCATCTCGGGTGATGCCTCTGGCAGCGGCTCTACCGCCATCAGCCTGACGCTGGCCAATACGGGAGTTACCGCAGGCACCTACAACAACGTGACGGTGAACTCCAAGGGTCTCGTCACTGGGGCTTCCAACGCCTCATACCTCACCGGCAACCAGACCATCACTTTGTCTGGCGATGTGTCCGGATCTGGCGCGACGTCCATTGCCGTGACTCTGGGCACGGTCACGGCAGGCAAGGGCGGTACTGGGCAGACCGCCTACGCGGTTGGCGACATCCTGTACGCCAGCGGCGCCTCTGCGCTGTCCAAACTTGCAGGAAACATCACAACCGGCAAGCAGTTCCTGTCCCAAACGGGCAACGGTTCTGTGTCTGCGGCTCCGGCCTGGGCGACGATTACCAAGTCTGACGTCGGGCTTGGTAGCGTGGAAAACACCGCGCTGTCCACCTGGGCCGGCTCATCGAACATCACGACTCTTGGCACCGTTGGCACCGGCACTTGGCAGGCAACTGTTATCGGTTCGACCTACGGCGGCACGGGGGTGAACAACGGCGGCAGAACGCTGACGGTCAACACCAACAGCGGCACGCTGGCATTCAGCAACGCCTCGACAACCCTGACGGTGGCCAACACCGCATCGGTGTCCGGCACCAACACGGGCGACCAGACGATCACGCTGACCGGAGACGTTACCGGATCAGGCTCGGGGTCGTTTGCGACCACGCTGGCCAACTCTGGCGTGACAGCGGGAACCTACTCCAGTGTGACAGTGGACGGAAAGGGCCGGGTGACTTCCGGCTCCAACCCCGGCTACCTGACTGGCAACCAGAGCATCAGCCTCTCGGGTGATGCCTCTGGCACCGGCAGCACTTCCATTGCCGTCACCATCGGCGCATCTGCCGTCACTGGCAAGGCGCTTACCGGGTACGTTGTCGGCACCAACACCGCCCTTGCGGCCACCGACACGGTCCTGGGCGCGTTCCAGAAGTTGCAGGGTCAGGTCAATGCCCGACTGAGCAGCATCTCGTCTGGAGACGTCACGACGGCGCTGGGCTACACGCCGTACAACAGCACCAACCCAAGCGGGTACATCACTGGCAACCAGTCGATCACCATCTCCGGGGATGCCTCCGGGACAGGTTCGACTGCAATTTCCCTGACGCTCGGGAACAGCGGCGTAACCGCTGGGACCTACAACAACAACGCTGCTCAGGTCAGGCCATTCACGGTTGACGCCAAGGGGCGAGTCACCGCCATTGGTTCTGCCGTCACGATCACGCCTGACTGGTCCAACATCCAGACCAAGCCAACCACACTGTCCGGGTACGGAATCACTGACGCAGTGGCCACCTCCGGAGACCAGACGGTCGGCGGCATCAAGAGTTTTAGCGGCGTTATCGGCGTCGGCGGGCAGGCTGGGAACTCGGGCAACTGGACCACGGTGGGATGGACCAAAGCCATCTCGATGGCGGCTGGTCAAGTCCTCTGGTGGCCCAAGGGCTCCAACACTGTGTCCAAGGGAATTGGATCGACTGGAGACGAATTCATCTACTTTGCCGCCTCAACGGCAGACAGTGGTGCTGCGGTCACCTACCCGTTCCAGTTCCATATGAGCAACGGGGACTTTACGGCCACCGGCAACGTGACGGCCTACTCGGACCGCCGGCTGAAGAAGGACATCGAGCCGATCAGAAGCGCCCTGGACAAGGTTCTGAAGATCACAGGCGTGTCGTTCACTCGGATCGAGAACGATCAGCGCGGCATCGGTGTGATTGCCCAGGACGTCCAGGAGGTCTTCCCTGAGGCGGTGATTGATACGGGCAGCCGTCTGAGCGTGGCCTACGGCAACTTGGTTGGCCCGATCATCGAAGCCCTGCGCGAGATCGACGCTCGCCTGAAGGCTTTGGAGGCCTGACATGCCACTTGCAGCCTCCGGGACGATCAGCATCGGCGGCTCGACCGCCACGCGCTCGATCAACCTCGAATTGGGGAGGGCGGCGGGTGCGTCGTCCAACCTCAACGAGACGGCTCTGCGCAGCCTTGCCGGGGTCGCTAGTGGCGCCATCAGCCTGAGCAACTTCTACGGCAAGTCTTCCCTAAGTTACGTCACCACACTTGGCTTCAATGGTCAGACCTATGGAGACCAGGACCTAGACGCCGGCAACGCGATTTCGTATTTGCAGATGTTCTCGGACGGTACTTGGCGGGTGACGCTGCAAGCGAACACCACTCAGTACGACGGAAACTGGGCAACACCGACAACCGCTGGCGTAGGGGCCGGCAAGTACGTCAAGTTCACTCTTGGGACTACCGACGGGAGTTCTTCCGGCACCTCGTGGTCAACAACCACCGGATGGCAGGAACTCAATGCCACTCGGCAAGTGTCGGTGGGCGCTTCGACCGTCACAACCGGCAAGTACAGGATCGCAACCTACACAGTTGAGGTCTCTACCAGCGCCAGCGGGTCCCCAGTGGTCGCGTCTGGAACCATCACCCTAGAAGCCGCAGCCTCCTACACCGGCGGCGCGTAAACAAGGAGCCATCATGGAGTTCTTCATTGCAGCAGTCGTGATCGCTCTGGTCGCGCTGGTTGTCTTCCGAGAGTCGAGGAAGGAGTCTGGCGACAGGCCGGCTACTCCGCCTCCGCCAAAAGAAGACGTCAACACCCAAGAGAAGTAAGGTGTAGTTGGAAATGGAGCATCAGACCCTTCTGAACTTTTTGTTTGGCACCGTCAGCGCAATCCTCGGCTGGTTCGCACGAGAGTTGTGGAGTTTGGTCAAGTCGATGAAGGACGAGTTGCACCGGCTGCGGGAAGAAATCGCTACTGAGCGGGTGCATAAGGACGACTTCCGCCACGCGCTCGACAAGGTCGAAATCATGCTGGAGAAGATCTTCTCCAAGTTGGACCAGAAGGCCGACAGGTGAGTCAGGAACTCGAAATTCTTCGCGCCAACGCGAAGATAGAACTCGACAAGTTGGAGGCCCACGCAACTGCGCGTGAGGTCGCTGCCAAGACCATCGGCAAGCAGGCCCTGCTGTGGATATTCCTGCTTGTGCTGGTCGGCGTCGGGTCAAGCCTAGCCCTGGCCCCAGAGGCCCTGGCCCCCGTGATCGGTCTGGTTGCCACTGCGACCATGGCGCTCATCCAGATGGTTACCGGCATCGTCACCGAGGCCAAGAAGGAAGAGAAGCCTGAGATCACCATCATCAAGGAATTGATCGCCCGTCTCGATCAGAAGGAGCCCCCGATGAACGTGAGCGTCGAGGGCGAGAAGGTCATCGTGTCGAAGGGGCACGACACCATCACTACGACTGCGAGGTAAGCATGCTCGAACTATTGGGCGGCGGCGTACTCGGCTCTCTGCTGGGTGGCATCTTCCGACTGGCCCCGGAAGTTCTCAAGTTCATGGACAAAAAGAACGAACGCAGCCACGAGTTGCAGATGTTCGATAAGCAGTGCCAACTGGAGGCCCAGCGGGGATCCCAGCGCCTCCAGGAGATCGGGGCCCAGCACGCGGCTGCCGTAGACACTGGGGTGTTGACCGCCTTCAACGCCGCCCTTGAGCAGCAGGCTGAGATGGTCAAGGCCGCAGGCGGATGGGTGGCCTCGCTCAGCGCCAGCGTGCGCCCCGTGGTCACCTACTGGATCCTCGGCATCTGGTCGTTCGTGCATGTCTGGTACGCCTGGAATGCCTGGACCAATGGCACTCCGCCGGCTGACGTCTTCAGGTTGATGATGAGCGCGGACTTCGCGGCCCTCATCAGCGGCACGCTCAACTACTGGTTCCTGGACCGCACCCTGGCTAAGAGGGGCCTGTGAACCTGGAGCCCACCGTCGAACTCTGCAAGAAGTTCGAGGGCTTCTATCCGAAGCCTTACCTGTGCCCAGCAAACGTCTGGACCATTGGCTACGGCACCACCTACTACCCTAATGGCGGGCGCGTATCCAAGGACGATCCAAGCGTTACCAGAGAGTACGCCGAGACCCTCCTGATGCACGAGATCAACAAGGTGGCCCTTCCCGGGGCGCTGCGGTTCTGCCCGAACCTTGCCATGCACCCCGGCGCTTTGAATGCGGCGGTGGACTTTTGCTACAACCTCGGCGTTGGTCGCCTCCAAACCTCCACTCTCCGGAGAAAATTCCTGGCCGAGGACTGGGACGGCGCCAAGCAGGAACTCATGAAGTGGGTTCGCGGCGGAGGCAAGGTCCTGAAAGGTCTCGTGAGGCGCAGAGAAGCGGAATGCGCCCTGTTCTGACGAGCCTACAAGGAGCCGACGTTGCCAGCCATCCACATCAAGGCGTTCAGCGGGCTGAAGCCGATCCTCAGCCCGTTGCTGTTGCAGCAGGGGGACGCCCAGACGGCGGTCAACGCACGGCTCGTCTCTGGGGCCTTGTCTCCCCTGGCCGGGACGACAACGCTCAAGACCGCGACAGAGGGCAGCCAGACAATCTTCAGGTACGGGAATCCGTCCTCCGAAGACGCCAACTGGCTGCAATTCTCTGGCGACGTTGACCTGATCCGGTCGCCGATTGCAGACGACCAGTACGGGCGGGTCTACTGGACTGACGGCGGCACTCCGAAGTACGCCACCTCCACCATCCTTCCTGGCGGCGACTTCACGCTTGGCGTCCCCGCGCCCGAGACCGTGCCATCGGTGTCGGCGTCTTCGTACGGGCAAGTGACGGTTGAGATCCAGTCTGCCGACATTCTGGAGATGTCTCCTGGCGACAAATTGCGCGTGGTCGTGGATAGTGGAAACGAGCAGATTGTCGTCCTTACTGGCACCACCGTTACGGCTGACACGTTGCGGGCCGACCTTGATTCGGTTGGCGGCTTGGATGCGACCGTAGACGGCGGTGCAGTGGTTCTCAAGACCGAATCCTTCGTCTCCACCTCGTCGCTAAAGGTGGAGCGGCAGACGGGCGAGAAGAAGGACTTCTCGGCGGACGTCGTTTCCTACTCGGCAGTGGCTGGACCCGTGGCCGGCACAACCTCCAACGGAACCGACCCGGCAACGTCTGCGACGTACACCTTCAGCGCAGCGGAGATCTCCGCCATCGAGCCTGGGGCTAGGTTTGCCGTCAAGGTCAACGCCAACGCCGACGTGGTGGTCATCATCAATGCCGGCGTCAACACCTTCCCGACTGCGGTCACGGCGACATCCCTGCGCCTCGCCCTGGCGTCGGTTGCTGGCCTGAGCGCCGTGGTGAATGACGGCACCACCCAGACAGTCACGGTCTCCACCGTCTCCTCTGGCGACTCCTCGTCTCTGCTGATCCGCAAGATCAACCCGCAGGTAACTCCGGTCTACACCGAACTGGTCAGCGGCTCCAACATCCAGAACGCCGCCCTCGTCGAGACTCGCACCTACGTCTACACCTACGTCTCCAGGTACGGCGAGGAGGGGCCACCGTCCTCTGCCTCTGAACTGGTCAAGGTCGGCTCAGGGCAGGCGGTGGAGATCGTCGGCATGTCTGCCGCGCCCTCTGGCGACTACGACATCACGCTCAAGCGGATCTACCGCTCATCGGCTACAGGGACTTCGGCGCAGTTCCAGTTCGTGGTCGAGATCCCGGTGTCCCAGGCCAACTACACCGACAAGATCGAGCAGGCAGCCCTGGGCGAGGTACTTCTGACCGAAGGGTGGAACATTCCCCCTCAGGGTCTCAAGGGTTTGAAGTTGCTGTCCAACGGCGCGGCCATTGGCTTCAAGGACAACACCGCTTACCTGTCAGAGCCCAATCTGCCGCATGCGTGGCCGCACCAGTACCCGATTGACGAGACCATTGTCGGAATCGGCGTCATGCGCCAGTCGGCTGTGTTGCTGACCAACTCGCACCCCTACGTCATGTCGGGTGCTGATCCTCAGGCGATGAGCCTGGAGCAGTTGGAGTTGCCGCAGGCCTGCGTGTCCAAGCGTTCTATCGTGGACACGGGCGACGGCGTCCTGTACGCCAGCCCGGACGGTCTGGTCAGCATCAGCGCGGGCGGCATCGACATCATCACCAAGGGCCTGCTCAGTCGTGAACAGTGGCAGGCGTACAACCCGTCGAGCATGGTGGCTGCCGTGCATGACAACCGCTACCACGTTGCCTACACGACTACGTCTGGGACACGCGGGATGTTGGTGTTCGACTTCTCCGGCCAGGGCGCCGTGATGACGACCAGCGACATCAACTCCAGCAGCGCGATCACCGCGATGTACGCGGAGCCCAAGACGGACACCCTGTACATGCTCCAGGGCGGCAACATCGTCCGGTTCAACGCCGGTACGGCTCTGACGTACACATGGCGCTCCAAGATCTTCCGGGCCCCGTTTGCCATGAACTTCGGCAGAGCCCAGGTCGTCGCCTCTGGATACCCAATCATCATGAAGGTGTACGCCGATGGCGTGCTGCGCCTGACCAAGAACGTGGTCAACGGCAACATGTTCCATCTGCCAGCCGGGTTCCGCGCCCTTGACTGGGAGATCGAACTGCTGGGCAACACCAGCGTCACCCAGGTCTCCGTTGCCACCTCTGCCGAGGAGATGAGAACGTCATGACCCGGCGTTCCGTCCCGGGAATCCCTGCGCCAACGGACGGCAACCTTCGCGACGTGGCGCGGGCGCTCAAGGGCATCCTTGACGTGCGCGAGGGTCTGATTGGTGACCCCCTGGATCGGTTCATCACGCTGCGCGAGTTGAAAGAGGCTGGTCTGGTGAACACCCAGACCAACCGCGCCTCCGGTGACGGAGCCACAACGGTTGTACCCATCCCGTCCAACCCGGTAACGGACGAAGACGGCTACGACCCGACCACCGACTACACGACTCCGCCGCGCCCCGAGGACTTCACCGTCACTGGCCTCTTCGCCGCCGTGAAGTTGGGCTGGGGCCTGCCCCGGATCCTGAACTACGCCTACACCGAGATCTGGGCCGCGTCGACCAACAGCCTTGCCGAGGCGTCTCTGATCGGCACCACCCCGTCCCAGTTGTTCCTGGACTACCTGGGCCAGAACCAGTCCCGGTACTACTGGGTCCGGTTCGTGTCGGAGGCCAACGTCATCGGCCCCTACAACAGTGACGCGGGAACGCTTGGCCAAACGGCTCTCAGCCCGGACCTGCTGCTGGAGTCCCTGTCCAACCAGATCACAGAGTCGGAGTTGTACAGCGACCTGGGCGCACGCATCAATCTGATCGACGCCCCCAACACGGGACTTGTCACCCAGGTCACCAACGTCAACGGCAGGTACACCGTCAAGATCGACAACGCTGGCCATGTGTCTGGCTACGGACTGATCTCGGAGCCCAACGACGGCAACCCGGTCAGCGCCTTTGGCATCCGGGCCGACCAGTTCTGGATTGCCCCGCCGTCCATCAACAGCAGCACCGCGCCCACGACCAACAACTACAAGGGCAAGGTCTGGGTCGACACCAGCGGCGCGAGTCCGGTCACCAAGTACTTCAACGGCACCACCTGGGTCACCACTCCCACCGCTCTGCCGTTTGTCGTGCAGACCAGCCCGACTACGGTGGGCAGCGTCACCGTCCCGCCAGGGGTGTACATCGACACCGCCTACATCAAGAGGGCCTCGATCACTGCGGCGCAGATCGGCAGCGTGGACGCCGACACCATCAACGCCGGCTACACATCCTCGGTCGACCTCGAGTCATCGGTCTTCTACGGCTCCCACCTGTACCTGGGCGGCACAGCCACCTACAGGAAGGACCCCAACGACTCCAACCGCAAGATAGGGATCCTCTCCGTCACCAACCCGTCCGTGGCCATCAACAACAGTGGCGCGGAGTTCACGGTCGACTTCTTTCGCATCAAGACCAGCCCGGTAGAGGGGGCCCAACCAGTCTTCGAGGCCGTCAATGGGGCGGTCAGGATTCGGACGGCGCTGATCGCCACTGGCTCGATCACCAACGCCTACATCGGCAACTTCATCCAGTCCAACAACTTCCAGACCGGGGTGAGTGGCTGGAGGATCGACAAGACCGGGGACGCCGAACTGAACAACGCCACCTTCCGTGGGACGCTGGATGTTGTTGGCAGGGGGAACCAGAGCGCCAGGATGGAGATCAAGAACGATGCCATCCGGGTCTATGACGAGTCCGGCGCACTGCGCGTTCAGTTAGGGAAACTGTCGTGAGTTTTGGCCTTGAGGTACTCAAAGCCAACGGCGCCCTGTCGTACACGTCTTCTGACGTCACCTGGAATCAGGTGGACTTCTTCGGCATCGGCGGCAACGAGTCCCGATCCAACACCTACCCGGTTCTTGTCGGTCGTGAGGCCCTGGTGGCGCAACTCCTGGTCGAGCCGCCCCCGCTGGACCGTCGCGCCATCGCGCACACGATCACCGTCAACGGCGGGACCGTGACCGTCTCTGGCGGATCCGAGAAGGCGTACATCCTGGTGCTGATGCGATGACATTCGGCTTTGTGGTCATCAACGACAACGGTCAAGTGCTGGTCTCCAGCGAGACCCGCAACCTGCACTTTGTCGGCAAGGCTGATCTGTACGAGGTGGTACGACAGTTCGACGGCTACGGCGGGCTACGCCACTGGAGTTTCAGGATCCAGTGCAACACCACTCCGGTGCCGTTCTTCACCATGCCAACCGAGGACTTCTACGCCGTCACAGGCGTCTCCAATATCGGTGGCGGCATGTGGGACATCCGGGTGATCCGCAGCGGCACCTCGGCATCGGTGCCAGAGGTGTTCGTGTTTGCCGACCCCAGAGGGTTCACCAACGATCCCGACAGTGCCTGGGGCATGCAGGTCTTCCGCGACGACGGCACTGCCGCCTTCGACAGCCGCAGGCAGCCCCTGGCCATCACCGGGGGCGGAGTCGTCAAGCCGCCCAACAACCCCCTGTCCGTCCCGCCATCCCTGGTCACGGCCAAGTACTGCAACGGCACCGACCTCAGCAGCGGCGGCGGTGGCGGCGGCGGTGGCGGCAACGAAGAGGTTGAGACGGCGCTCCAGTAACCATGCCCATCGACACCAAGATGAATCCCAACGGGGTCGAGACCACCACGGTGATCCCGACTGGCGCAAAGCCGATCTTCTTCTACCCTTCCGTGGCCCAAGCCCAGCGGGAGTACCAGTTTGTCGAGCGGGAGCGGGAGTGCGACGGCATTCGGGTCCTTGGCGTTTGCGTAGGCATCGAGCGTGAGTACACCTGGGAGTCCAACTACTGGGCCTTCTACCGCTCCGGTATCCGCATCAAGAACGGCGTGATCGAGTGCGGCTGGATCACGGTCGAACACGGCTGCAACTGGACCTACCTCAAGGAGAAGGACTTCCTAGGCATCGGTATCGGTGGCGACTCGGGGGCTGGTGGCACATGGCCGTACCAGAACGAAACCCTCAACTTGGTCGATACCCCGGTCATCATTGCGGAAGGAGTCAGGTTTGAGTAAGTACGAGATTCTTCAGACCAGACCGGAGCCGGATGGAACTGGCGTCATCTATCAGGTCTTCCGGGACACCCTGATTGGTCAAACCATCAAATCGCTGGGCGCAAAGGGGTACTTCCTGGTGCCTCACGGTCAGGATGTCGACACCGCCCTGAGCGAGTTTCTGCGGGCTTCTGGGTGGTTCGATGACCCCGTTGTAGAAGACCCTCCCGCCTAGAATCCAAACGCCATGCTCGACCTACAAGCAGCACCAGAAACCACGCCGATTGCGGCGATGAACGCCTTTGCAGAAGGCGGAGATCTGCGTCACAAGGTCGAGCGCCTTGAGTCGATCATGTTCGAGATGCCTGAGCACGTTACCGAGTTGCCCGTGCGTCACATCTTCGCCAGCGGCCTGTACGCCAGGGAGTTGACGATCCCCAAGGGAATGGTCGCCACCGGCAAAGTCCACTGTCAGGAACATCTTTTCTTCGTCAACAGCGGGGAGATCTCTGTCCTTACCGAGTCTGGGCCCCAGCGGCTGAAGGCTCCCGCCGTATTGGTGACCCAACCGGGCACCAAGCGCGTCGTGTACGCGCACGAGGACACCGTCGTTACCACGGTCCACGCCACCACCGAAACCAAGGTCGAGCAACTGGAGGCGGATCTCGTCGTCAACAGTTACGCCGAGTACGAGGTGAGGCTGCTGGCATCACCGGGAGTTTGATATGAGTTTCATGGCAGTTGCCGTTGCTGGTTCTGCGGTCGTAGGCGCAATCGCATCGAACTCCGCATCCAAGCGTGCGGTAGGCGCGGCAGATCGGGCGACCGATGCGTCGTTGCAGGCCGCTGAGTGGCAGTACGACCTTGGTCGGGACACGCTGGACTTCAACCGCGAGTACTACAACAGCGTAGTCAAGCCCGCTGCTGACTTCGACCTCCAGACTAGGCAGGCGATGGCGCCTCGCCTGATGGATGCGTTTGATAAGCAGGAGGATTTTGCTGACCAGCAGCGCCAGGACTACCTGCAAAACTGGCGCCCCCTTGAGCAGCGCGTCCGCCAGGACGCCCTCAACTACGACTCAGAGGACAACGTCAACCGCCGCATGGGGATTGCGGCAGCCAACGTCAACCAGCAGTTCTCCAACGCCGCAGGCCAGCAGGCCCGGACGCTGTCGCGCTTTGGCATCAACCCGAACTCCTCGGCGTTTGCCAACATGAACGCCAAGTTGGCCAACCAGCAGGCCCTGGCGTCAGCCGGGATGCAGACCGGCGCCGCCTTCGAGACGATGGACCGTGGCATCGCCCTGCGGGCGGGAGCCGCCAACTTCGGGCGCAACATGCCCAACGCGGCAGCCGCCTTCGGCCAACTCGGCAACCAGACGGCTGGCACCACGGCTGGCGTCACGGGCGGGGCACTCAACAACTCCATCGCCGCCGGCAACTTCATGAACAACGGCTTCAACAATGCCAGCGGGATCATGAACAACGCTGGCAACGGGTTCATCAACGCGGCCCGCATGAACCTAGGCATGGCCGGCATGCAGCAGCAGGGCATCAGCGACCTGTTCTCCGGCATCGGCCAGGGCGTCGGCATGTGGGGACGCAACGGGTTCCAACTCCCCGGCCAGAACGGTGGTCTTGGTCCGATGAGATCAAGCAACCCGGCTGGAACCGCCTTCAACGACACCAACATGTACGGCGCAGACCCGGCGTTCACTTACCCCGGCTCATTCGCGGACGGTGGCCCCACCACATCCGGCATGACGCCGGAAGGCCACAACTTCGGCCTCATCAACGGTCCCGGCAACGGCGTGTCCGACAGCGTCCCCGCAGTCAACACTGGCACGGGCCAGCCTGTGCGGCTCAGCAACCGCGAGTACATCATCCCCGAGGATGTCCTCTTGTACAAAGGCCAGGAGTTCTTCGACAAGTTGGTAACCAAGCACCACACCCCCGCTGAAGTTCAGCGCATGGGTCTGGCAAGGAGAGCGTAATGGGAGTCGGACTGATGGGCGCTGGCGCCGCCGTCAAGGGGCTTATTGGCGGCTACCAGCAGGGGCGCAAGTTCGCTCAGGACGAAGAGCGCTTCGAGATGGAGAAGGAGGACTTCCAGCAGCGCAAGGAGTTGCGCGGCCTCCAGATGGAAGGCACCAAACTCTCCAACAAGAAAGCCCAGGGCGAACTTGACGATGCAGATTTTGACCGCGACGTCCGCAATCAGGCTGACGCCATCCGCAAAGACTACGAGGGCAAGATCCGTGCGCTACAGGAGCCGGCTCCGGTCGAGGTGGCTCCCCAGGCCGCAGGCATAACGCAGCCGCCTGTGCCCGGTGGGCCTGCGCCAGGGATTCAAGACCCCGCTGGCGCGGCTTCTCGTGCGGCGCCCAGGCCCTCGATGTTCCAGTTGCAGCAGGACATGACCGTTGCCCTGCTGAACAATGAACTGCGCTCCAAGGGCGCCAACCGTGGCGCCATCCTGAAAGACATCTTGGCTGCTGGCCGTTTCGCCAAGACCGCAGAGGCACAGGCAACCCTGGACGCCATAAACGCATGGGAGTCCGGTGTACCTCAAGAGCAGATCTTCTCTGAACTGAGGCAGAAGTTTGGCCGCGACATCCCCGCTGGCACTGAGTTCGTGAAGACCAATGTTCCGCTGTACGAAGGCTCCAAGACGATGGTGCCAGACGTGCAACTGAAACTCCCGGACGGGAAGATTGTGTCGCGCTCGTCTTTGGCGAAGTCAATGCTCAGCCCAGAGCAGATTGTTCAGAGCAACACCGAGATTGGGAAACTGCACTCTCAGGTCAGCCACTACGCTGACATGAAAGAACTCGCAGAGCAGGAGGGTCGGCGCCGAGAGACTGCTGACGCCAACAGGCATCAAGAGGTCATGGCCCGATTCAGAGAGTCCGCCGAACAGAACGCCAGGATCTACGGCCTTCAGTTCGACAAGTTCCAGTGGGACAAATACGACTCCAGGCAGAAGTCCGCTCTTGATGAGTTCTCTCGCCTGTACGGCTTCCAGCCGCTAACGGAGTCCGAGCGCGTCAAGATTGAGAAAGAAAGCGGCGCAGATGCTCTTGCTAAGGCTGAGGCGCGGGCGACGACGGGAAGCCAAAGCGTGTCTGCCGGCATGATCGTCTACAACATGAACGTCGACCCTAGGACGCTGCGCCCGAACGTAGCGCCCACGGAGGCCATAAAGGCAATCGAGACGGTTGGCAAAGTGCGCCGCAAGGAATTGCCTCCAGAGACTATCCAGCAAGACGACCTAGGGCGCTCTTATGTTTCCGTTGGCGGCAACAGAGTGCTGGTCCCGGTCAATGCGGATCTCGGCCCAGCGAGGGGCCGCGCAGAGGCTGCTGCCGAGGCAGACCCGAAGCGCCCCGGCGTGAAGCCTCCCCCGGTTGACGCGCCTCCGTTGCCGGCCCGCTACTCCGGCCTGCAAGAGCGTGGCGCTGAAGAGACCAAGCGAAGGTCTGAGGCCGAGGCCAAGATGGCGACAGAGAAGAAGGCCAAGGAAGAGGCCAAGGCAACTCGCACAAACGAGGCCAAGGGGTTCACGCCAGACCGAATCAGGGTCATGAGGCCATCTGAGGCTCAAAGCGTTTTGAGTGAGTACGGCGACGTGCTGAGCCGCGAACAGCGGGCCATGCTGAGAAAGAGAATTTGACCGTCTCCCGCCGATACTTGTCGGCATCGGCAATGAAGGAAGACGTGAATGTCGGCGTATGACGACCTCTTCGGTCCAGTCGGACCCAAGACCTACAAGTCCTCCGACGAGGCGTACCGACAAGACGTAGTCCCCCGCGCCAGGGGCGGCGCTATGGATGACCTGTTTGGGTCTTCCGCTGCGCCGCCGGCTGCGGCTCCTGCCGCTCCCGCTCCAGCCCCTCAGGGCGACTTCGGGCGCGGCTTCGGCATTGCAGGCAAGCAACTCAAGCAGACTGGCTACGGCGCTGCCGCGCTGATCGGTGACACCTTTGGTTCGGACGGCCTCAAGCAGTGGGGCCTCAAGGGCTACAAGGAAGCCGAGAAGGAGATCCAGGCTGTCAGCAAGGACACGGACTCCTTCACCACCGCCATCGACAAGGGGGCCGGTTCTGTCGTTGACTGGCTCCAGTACGCCGCAGGCTACCTGTCAGGACAGGCCGTAGAGACTCTTGCTGCCGCTGGCGCTGGCGCTCTGGTGGGCGGTGCCATGTCAGGCCCTGCCGCGCCCGCAGGGGCCGTTGGAGGCGCGGTCGCCGGGGCCATCAACAGGACTGCCGTCCAGACCGGGGTCAAGGCTGCCATCGGCAAGATGGTGGACAAGGAAGCCGAGCGGCTCGTCCTCAAGGGCGTGGCCGCTGACGTCGCTGCTCAGCAGGCTGCCAAGTCGGTCTACCGTGGGATCGGCGCCCGGGCCGGCATGACGCTGGTCAACGCCACCCAGGAACTGGGCTCCATCTACGGAGAGGCGGTTGACGAGGCCAAGGGCGGAGACGTCAGTCTCGCCCGTGTCTGGCTGTCTGGTATCGCTGCCACGGCGGTGGACTCCTGGGCCGACTCCAAGGCGCTGGGCGGCATCACCGACGCATTCAAGGGCAAGACCCGTGGCGCCAGCATCGCCGCTGAGGCGTTCAAGGGCGGACTGCGTGAGGGCCTGACCGAGGGCGTGCAGACGGCCATCGAGCGTTTTGGCGCCACCAAGGATCTGGCCAGCGCAGAGGCGTTCAAGGAGTACATCGACTCGGCAGCCATCGGTGTCCTGGGCGGCACCGTCACTGGTGGCGTCAAGGGTGCGGTGTCCAAGTTGGCTGTCCCCGGACAGCCGGCAGACCCCAACGTGGATCCGGCCAACCCGGACCCGACCGGGCTTCCCAAGCCGCCTTCCGGTCGCGGGCGTGACCCCGAGTCCGACGCGCCCTTGCTTCTCAAGGATGACGTCTGGTCGACTCTCCAGAACGCTCCCATGATGGCCGCGATGTATGCGCGTGGCGACGACGCCCAGCAGAAGGCCATCATCAAGGCGGTTGACCGCGCCAACCTGCGTGGCGAGTTCGAGGCCGCGTTCAAGGACCGTGCGCTCATGGAGCGCAACGAGAAGATCGTCAGCGAGTACCCCGACCTGATCTCCAACACGGTTGCCGGCATCCAGATGTTTGCCGACACGATGCCGTGGCCGAAGTTCAAGGTGGACTTCCGCACCACTGGCGGCACCATAGCCGACGAGAACCGCGCCATTGCGCCGCCGGATGACGACGCCATACCCGCTGTCCAGAAGACTGAGGTCGAGCCCGCTGGCGATCCGTCTGTCGCGCCCACGACCGAACTGCCTGAGCGCCCTGGGCCTCAGGATGAAGAGCGCAACACTCTCATCACCAAGTTCAACGAGATCGGCACCCAGATCTTCGGCATGAACCCTGGGCAGACCCAGGACGCCAAGTTCGACTGGGCGATGAACCAGTTGGTGCAGACCCATGGGTTCAGCAACAAGGACGCCAGGGCGATCCTGACAGGCTCGATGAAGCCGGAGGCTGTAAACGCAACAACCAAAACGGACGCGACGCCAAACGAAACAACCGAAACGGGCGACATCTCCAGCGACCCGCTGTACCCAGAGTTTGTCCGCCTGACCAGGGCGACCTCCGCCGCCGAGAAGCAGTCTGACCCCAAGGACTGGACCCCAGAGCAGCGCAAGGCTTACGACGACGGAGACTGGCGGACCTTCTCTCGGCTGCGCGGGTACACCGAAGAGGAGATCAAAGACTACGGCGCCTATATGGACGTAGCCAACAAACTCATCGCCAAGTACGGCGCCGACATCGTGATGGGCGAAGAGATTGCCCTGTTGGAGGAGTCGGCAGAGCGGCCGCAAAATGCCGCCAACACCGCGTCGACAAAGGCCCCGTCCGTCAACCTGCCAGAGGATGATCGTGGCGCACCGCCTTCCACTCGCACTACCAGAGAAGAACTGAAGGACGCGGCAGCCAACCTGTTCGACGTCCTGACCGACATCACTGGCGCCAAGCAGAACATCACTGGCCAGCGGTACACGGTCAAGGATCTGCCCGCCGCCCTTACCAGGGTGATGGCTGCGCTCATCAAGGAAGGCGTCAACTCCTTCAAGGAGGCCAGCGCCCAACTGATGCAGCGCATGCGCGAGTCCAAGGACTGGGCGCCCCTGGCTGACAAGGTGGACCAGGGCATGCTGCTGAAGGCGTGGAATGAGGCTGGGGGCGGAAAGCCTGAGGCCAAGCCCGCCACCAAGAGTACTCAGACGCTGCCAAAGGTGGAGGGCGCTGACCCGGCCTCCACGCTTCGCTCACAGACCCGCGCTGTCAAGGGCTCCAAAGGCGACACGCTCATCACCAACCAGAACCCGATCAACGCCAGATCTTTCTACATGACCCCAGAGGAGGTCAAGGAGAACCAGAGGGCTGCTGAGGAACTGAAGTCTGGCGAGACCGAAGAGGTCAAGGGAGAGAAGGCTGCCGATGGTGACGACTTCGCTGGCAAAGCCATGTATCCCGTCAAGCCCGAGAACGGTGAGGCCAAGAAACGCACAGAGTCTGCCAAGCCCTACTACAGGCAGGCGCTGTCCCAGGCCAAGACCCTATTGAACGGGCGTCTGGCGTACGTCGGCAAGGACCCCAAGCCGGTGAGGCTGAGAAGCGACATGCTTGACAGCATGGGCTTCGACATGTTCAAGGTTCGACTTGCAGATGACAGCGACGGCAGAGGTAAGAAGGCTCTGGCCAAAATCAAGTCGGACATGAACAAGGCGGTCCAAGCCTTCGAGAACAAGAAGAAGGAAGACCCGAAGCCGCCGGTACTGCGTGAACAGCAGTCACTTGCCCTGCCTCCCGTGGCGCGTAAGGCTGATCCGGCCCCGATTGTCAAACTCAAGGGGATGATCGAGGGCTTCATCAGGAACATGACCAACGCCTCGTACTACGAGGACACGATCAGGGTTCTGAATGAGCAACTTGCCAAGATCGACGCCCGACTGAATGAGGTCAATGAGTTTCAGACGGACAGCGGGGAGACCTTCCGTGTCCGCAGCAGGGGCGACAGCAACCCCGGCATGTGGGGCCTCCAAGACGAGAACGCCTACGACCGCTTTGACAGCGGCATGGTGTTCGACAAGGCTACCCCCAAGAACGCGCTGCTCGACCTGCGCCGCAAGATTGCTGATGACCTCAAGGCTGCTCGTGAGCAGTCCGTGAAGGGTCGCGCACGTCTGTACCGACTCGGCATGGACAGGCTTGGTGACTACATCGTCCGTCGCAGCCAGGGCGCCATCAGAGGCGGTGTCGATCAGGAACTGGTGCTGGCCGCAGTGCGTCCGTACCTTGTCGGGACCTTCGCCCTGAGAGAGGCGAACTCCAGAGTCGCAGATGACGCAGCCGAGACCAATGCGGCTCTTGCAGAGGCCAACCTCAACCTTGCCCAAGAAGACATGTTCGAGGGCGAGAGGGTTGCCATCGGCATCCTGTCCGACTTCAAGGCCAAGAAGATCGGGAAGTCTGAACTCCAGGTCCTGGAGACTCGCGGCATACGCGAGGGCGACTTCACCTTCACCGACCTCTTGCGTGCTTACCGCGCAATGGGCATCAGCCCAAGCCAGTCGCTGTACGCCTGGACCAAGCACTTCTCCACCCGCATCCGTCTGAGGGACTACGTCGCCCAGAACGGCGGGCGTGCAAGCGCGGCAGACGCCTACTTTGCCGACATGCTGTCTGCCAAGGCGCTGATGAGCCCAGAGGAGTTTGCTCGACGCTACGGCGCTCAAGAGCAGAGACAACTTGTCCTCTGGCAGGAGTACCGCAGCAAGGTGCTGGCCAGGAGGCACATCACGCCCAGGATGCGTGACCCTCTCAAGAAAGACCCGCGCAAGGTCTTTGACGGCTTCCTGTTCACCCGCATCAGCCTGGAGGAAGCCCGCAACCCGGACACCATCCAGAGTACAACTCTGCGCCTGACCTACAAGAGCCTGTTCGACAACCTCGAAGAGGCGTGGTTCTCCGATCTGGCGGCTGCGCTGCGACTGCGTCCCGACTTGGAGTCGGAACTGTTCAACCCGGAGCCCGATTTCTTCTATAGCCAGTCTCTGGGTGAGCGTATTCAGGCTATTCAGGAAAGCGGTCAACTCTCCACTCCTACTGCGGCTGTGGCAGCAGATCCTGTCATCTCACCGCAGGAGCGTGCTGCGTTCAAGCAGTGGGTAGAGCGCATCAAGGCCGGCGTCATGAAGCAGGCCGAGGTCATGGCCCGCTCGCCGTACTTCGAGGCGCTGCGCAACGACCCCAGGCTGGAGGCTGTCCGCACCGCAGAGGGCTCGCCGATGCTGGCCAGTACGCCGGAGATTGACCCGGACCCGGGCAGGTTCAGCGAACTCGAAGGGCCGGTGGTGAGCGTCAAGAGCGCCCGTGAATTCGAGCGTATGGCCAGCGCCTGGAAGCCCCGCCGGGTTGCCATGAGCGCCGACCTTGAGGCCAACGGTGGCCGTGAGGTGCGGCTAGCCGGATACGAGGCCCTGTACGTCAAGGTAGCCAACGGCGAACTCCAGGCCGTTCAGGAATTCCTCGAGTTCAACGCCCGCTTCAAGGCGTACGGCAATGGCATGGTTGACCTGGAGACTGGCGAGATCCTGAGCGTCACAGATGCCGAGGAACTGGCGTCGGACGCACTCCAGAGCGTGATGATGAACGCTCAGATGCAGTCGGCTCTTGACCAGTACGGCAACGAGATGAGCGCCTTCGGGGCTCGGGTCCAGGGCGACGAGAAGGTAGTCCGCACCATTGAGGAAGCGGCGGAGAGAGACGCCCAGATCGGCGGCGCCGCCAATGTCTCGATGGAAGACCTGTCCTCGGAAGAGCAGATCCAGGAAGAGGCCCTGTCCGAGTTCGACATGGAGTCGATGGAAGATGGCTCCGAGGTCGAGACTGGTGCAGCAGAGCAGGGCCCTGCGGCCCAAGACCAGGAAGAGAAGGCGCCCAAGGGTGGACGGGTCCCGCGCAGCCTGATCCCCGGCATGGAGTACCGCTTCCGTCGCGGCCCCGCCTGGGACGTTGTCACTGCTGCGATGGTGCAGGACATCGTCAATCAGATCACCAGCACCTGGAAGAACGCCCCCAACATCATCGTCATTCCCAACGCTCAGCATCTTCCTCCCGAGATCCGGGAGAGGGTGCTGGAGAAACTTGCCGGGGATGGCGCCAAGGGTCTGTACCACGACGGCACCGTCTACCTGTTCTCGCAGCACCTGACGGGAGAAGCCGACGTCGAGTTCACTCTCTTCCACGAGGCGTACGGTCACCTTGGCATGCGTGCCCTGCTGGGCGAAAAGTTCGACCAGTTCCTGGAGACCGCCTACCGGGTGAACGCCAAGGTCAAGGCCGAGGTCGACGCCCTGGTTGCGACCGGGATGCCGAAGTTGGAGGCCATTGACGAAGTCCTGTCAGACATGGCGGCTGAGAACCGTCAGGTCGGGATCGTCAAGCAGTGGGTGGCCAAGGTCATCGCCGGCCTACGCGAGATCGGTATGAACTCGGTGGCGGACTTCGTGTCCAGACTGACCAACGCCGAGATCGCCATGACCCTGTCTCAGGCGCGTGACGCTGCCCGCAACGGCGTCAGCCCTGCCATGAACGGGGCGCCTGACGACATCCGCTTCAGCCTCAAGCATCGCCCGCCCTACGAGATCTTCTCGACCTCCGGCAACAGGACCACGGCGTACGCCCGGTACAACCCGGCGACCGACACCTGGGCTGTGTTCCACACCTTCGAGTCAAGCGACATCCGGGACAACTACACCGGCTTCGTCAGCGACAAATACGACGACGTCGTGAACTTCATGCGCCAGCAGGGCAAGGTGGACTACCGCACCCGCTCGGGCATGTACATAGACGACAAGATCGTGGGCGACATGGTGCGCCTGACGGGGGTCGGCAAGAGGGAGGGCAAGATCGCCAACTGGTGGCGCAACTTGGTCATCGGGTTCCAGAACGAATACCTGCCGGTGTTCGAGATGGTGGACTACCTGCGCGGCCTGGGGCGCATTGACGACCGCGTGGACGTCAAGACCGCCCTGCTGCTTTACGAGGGCCGCACCGGGTCCAAGTTGCAGAAGTTCCGCCGCGAGTACGTTGACCCGATCATGCGGCTGGTCAAGGAGGCTGGCGCACTCGGAGCCACCGAGGCCGATGTCAACCTCTACATCACGGCCCGCCACGCTGAAGAGCGCAACCGCGCTGTTGCGGCTATCAACAAGAACATGCCGGACGGCGGCTCTGGTCTGATGACCACCGTAGAGGGGATTGAGAAGTACCCTGAACTGAACGCTTACAAGATCCTGGAGGACCTCAAGGCCAGCCCTGCCGGCGCGAAGTTGGAAGAGATCGGGCTCAAACTCGACCAGATGAGCGAGGCCAAGATCAACTACATGGTGAGGACCGGGCTCATCACCAAGAAGGCGGCGCTGAAACTCCAGAAGAACTGGAACGAAGAGAAGCAGCGCTGGGATGGCTACTCCCACTACGTCAACCTGTCCGGCGTGATGACGCCTGACGGCCAGGACACCGTCGACCAGTACGACGATCCGATGGCCATTGCTGGTGGCAGCAAGTTCAACGCTCAGAAGGGCAAGGAGCGCAGGGCCTTCGGTCGTGGCGCTGGCAACCTGTCACCCGATGTCCTGGGGCGCACCATCCAGTCCTTCGAGGCCCAGTTGATCCGAGGCCAGAAGAACGAGGTGGCCAAGAAGGTCCTGGCCCTGATCGAAACCAACTACGACCCGGCCTTCGCGGTCATCAACAAGATCTCGTTGCGCCGCCAACTGAACCCCGAGACGGGTCTGGTTGAGGAGGTGGTGGACGAGGGCTACATGGCCCGCAAGGACGTGATGGTGGCCAAGGTCGCCGGCATCCCTGTGACCATAGAGTTCAAGGACACCAGCCGTGGGTCGTTTGCTGAGGCCATCCACGGCTACGTTGCGCCGCGTGAGTCCAACAGCGTCATGGAGTGGATTGGCAAAGCCAACCAGATCTTCGGCCAGATGCTGACCACCTGGAACCCGGCCTGGGTGTTCGTCAACTTCTTCCGTGACGTCCAGACCCTGTACTTCAACTCGGCTGCTGACGGGCGCATCACCAAGCAGATGGCCCGCGACATGCTGAAGAACCTGTGGCCGGCGCTGAAGGCTGCGTCTTACATGGCGTTCGAGGGCAAGTTGAACATAAACGCCGACCCCGAGATGGTCCGCATGTTCAAGGAGATGCGCGACTCCGGCGGCATGACCACCTTCGCCAACTTCAAGGATTTGGAAAGCCGGGTCAGGGACATCCAGGTTTCCATGAGCGGAAAGACTGGCGTTGTTGGCAAGGCCAGGGCGTTCCTGGACCTCATGGAGAAGTTCACTCTGCCCGTTGAAATTGCCTCCCGGCTTGCCGCCTACAAGGTGGTGCGGGACAACGGATGGACCAAGGAGCAGGCTGCCACCTATTCCGTTGAGGTGACGGTCAACTTCAACCTGCGCGGTAACCAGCGGTGGGTGCGCCAACTGTTCGTCTTCTTCAACCCGGCAGTCCAGGGCACCGAGAAGTTGTACCGGCTGGCCAAGGAGAACCCCAAGAAGATGGCCATGTACGCCGGCATGTGGGCTGGCCTGGGCATGATGTCCACCGTCATTGCCCGCCTGTTCGGTGACGACGACGAGGAAGACAAGATCCCCGCCCTGGACAAGATCTCGCCCTACAAGCGTGCTACGTCGGTCGTGCTGTTCCCTGGCGTCCCTGGCGCCGCATTGCCCATCCCCTATGGCTGGAACGCCCCGTACTCCTTTGGCACCTTCCTGATGGACTCGGTCATGGGTGTGCAGCCCTGGACTACCTCGATCAAGCGGGCAGCCAAAGCGTCCGCCGAGGCGATGCTGCCCCCGCCCATCATGCAGGGCGCAGACTCCAAGACCATCGAGGGCAAGATCGCCAAGACGCTGGCGCCTACCCTGGGCCTGCCGGTCATCGAGTACGCCCTCAACGAGAACAGGTACGGTGCCCCGATCTACAAGGGCAAGAGCCCGTTCGATGACGCCGAGGTGCCGGACGCCCAGAAGTACTTCCGTGGCGTGTCCCCGATCTCTCGCGCCATCACTGACGGGCTGACCTCAGCCTTCGGCGGCAACAAGTACAAGGCTGGCGCCATCGACATCAACCCGGCCACCATAGACTTCCTGATCTACTCGTACACCCCGGGCGTGATTGCGGAGACCTACAAGTTGGCGTCCACCGGGGTCAGGGCGGCGCGAGGCGAGACGATCAAGCGCACCCCGCTGCCGATCATCGACAGGTTCACGGCGCCCATCAACCAGGGCTACGAGGCTGGCGCCTACCGCCGCGCTGCCGAGATCGTGGAGACGGCCTACAAGGAGTACAGCAACTCCCGGGACCAGGAGAGGCGCAAGGAGATCCGGGAGGAGTTCCCGCGCCTGTCGGCGGCCCATGCCACCATCGCCTCTGCCAAGAGGGATCTGCGCGACATCAACAAGCGCATCGCTGACCTCGACACCAAGCCGATCTCGTCAGACGAGAAGGTCAGGCGCACCAATGAACTGCGGAACCGGGAAGAGCAGATCTACAAGCGGGCCACCAAGAGACTGATGGAGGCTGGCCCACAGGTCAGCGAGGCCATCCTCGCCAACGAGTAAGGAGCCGACATGGCAAAGACAGCAGCATGGCAGCGCAAGGAAGGCCAGAACCCCAACGGCGGCCTCAACGCCAAGGGCAGGGCCTCCTACAACAAGGCCAACCCCGGCAAGCCTGGACTCAAGGCGCCTCAGCCTGAGGGGGGCCCAAGGCGGGACTCCTTCTGCGCCCGGATGGAAGGGATGAAGAAGAAGTTGACCAGCGAGAAGACGGCCAAGGATCCGAACTCCCGCATCAACAAAAGCCTGCGGGCATGGAACTGCTGAGGCTGTGCGAGGCTTGTGCTTGAACCTGTATATTGCTCAGTGATGCGGTAAGGCGGTCTCCGTTGAGGCATCAAGGACTTACCGCTCACCAAGCACTACAGGCCACCACAAATTACCCCACCAAATCAGACTCATAATCCGTAGGTGCCGGGTTCAACTCCCGGGGGGCCCACCACTTTTTCAAACGGTGTGCAGGATATGTACTGACGCCTGCCTGGGCCTACCAAGAACCCCATCCAACACTGCCGCCTTCGGGGCGAGATGCTCGACATCCAGGTGCGCGTACCGCTGCACCATCTCGTGAGACTCCCATCCGCCCAACTCCTGGAGGTCTGACAGACCGACCCCGGACTGGCGCATGAGGCTGGCCCAGGTATGGCGCAGGTCGTGCCAGCGCAAATCCTCCAAGCCGGCCTTCTCCAGAGCCGCCGCCCACAGCCGCGACGACAACTCCTTCACAGGCTTGCCCCGGTACTCGAAGACGTACCCCTCAGTGCGGCCAACCCACCCCCGGATCACAGACATGGCGGTCTCGTTCAGCGGGATGGAGAACGGCAGACCGTTCTTCATGACCTTGCCCGAGAACACCAGCATGCGCCGCTGGAGATCGACCTCACTCCACTTCAGACCGAAGACGTTGCTCTGACGCAGCCCCGTAGACACGGCAAGAAGCGCCATGTCGGCGTAGGGGGTGGGTAGGGCACGGACCAGCCTCTCGACCTCGGCAGGATTCAGGAAACGCCTGCGCTCGACCTCACCCGGCAGAAGCCGGAACTTGGGCGCCTTCTCGGTCCAGAGCCACTCCAGAGCCGCAGCCCTCATCACCGCCCTGAGGAACGCCAGCCTGCGGTTGACCGAGGCAATCGACACCCGCTTGACCTCTTCGTCTCGGATGTCTTTCACCACGTCCGGGGTGACTTCCTCAAGGAGCCTGATCTCAGCGGCGCTGAACTGCTCCTTCCACCACTCGGCATACCGTTCATCGTCCCGGCGCGACTTCTTGTGCCGGTGTTCCCGCAGGAACCGATCAATGGCCTCACCGATGCCACGCTTCTGAGCCTCGCCAAGGACCCTGCCGCGCCAGATGTCAGCGCGGATGCGGTCGTGCAACTCCTTGGCCTGAGACTCGTCTTCAGTCTTGCAAGACCCGCGATGCGTCTTGCCCTTCACAGTGATGCAATACCACCACGTTTTGTTTCTCAGGTAGATGGACATCTTCCCTCCAAAAGAAGAAGCCCCACCAGAGACCGCGACACAAAAGTACCACGGCCCCCGGTGGGGCTCAAGTCAGTCGGTCAGTCTTCGACGGTCGCCGTAGTCGTCTGCTCCAACTTGGCGCCATGGCCCATCAGGCGGGCCACCACGGCTGCGCTGGCAGCCTTGACCTCGAACTTGTCGCTGGTCACATGCCGCATGGCCTGGGCGGGTGTCTGAGCCATGACAAGGCGCTCATAGCCAGAGTTCTTTTCGGTGACGACGTAGATGCGTTGCTGCATGTTTCTCTCTCTTTAGTCAGTGGTTCCGACCTTCTCGTCGGTCGGCTCTTGGTTCATCGCTGCCGTCGCACGGGCGCGGATGGCGTCGATGTGGGGTTGCGAGAACTCGTAGGGCAACTTGGCCAAGGCCGCGATTGCCGCGTTCAGAGTCTCGACAGATAGGGTGATGGTCAACTCTTGCATCAGAGAACTTCTTTCCAGTCGTATGACAAAAGGTCGGTGTGGGACGCGACCCAGGGGACGAGGTCACCGCCGACAGTCCTCATGTAGAGGTACGGCAGGGACATCTTGCTGTTGGCGTCGGGCTCTTGGAGGGACACCCACATGTCCTTTCCATTCCAGCCCCTACGGCTGACCTTGCGACCAGCCTTGAGGCTGTCCAGGGCCATGCCGAAATCCATCTCGCCAGTCATTGCGTTGTAACGTGCCATTGATGCCTCACTGAATCATCTTCTCGATGTCCTTGATGGACACCTGACCTGCAAAGCAGGCCTCCGCGTACTTGGCGTAAGACCGTGCGACGTTGTCGCCGTAGTCCTGCCTCCACTTCTGATACAACTCCTTGCGCCGGGTCGGAGACGAGGTCCTCAAGGCGATACGCACATGCTCAACGAACCTTGTGCGATACATCTTGAGTTCTGCCGCTATGCGTCTCTCGTTCTCCTCCAGTTCTTCTGGAGTCATATCCAGTTGGCTCTTCACACGAACCGCGAGAGATCAGGCGCAACCCAGCCAGGGGGCTTGCCGATCTTCCCGCCCTCCTTCAGCACCGGCTTGCCGTCCACCAACTTGGCGTCGTTGGCGTTCAGCACGGCGGCGTCTGCCCCCTCCTTGTCGAACCCCGCGAGGTAGGCCACACCGTTGCCGGTGACCTCCATGTCGCACAGGGCGTCCAGGGCGCGTTCGCAGTCCCAGGGCGCGATCCAGACCATCTCGTTGCCGGACTTCAGTGCGTTGGCCACGGACTCCAGGAGTTCGGATGCCACCGCAACCCGATGCACGTTCAGAGAGTTGTCGTTGCGGATCGTGAGTTGGTCGAGGAACTCAACGAACTCCTCGATGTGGCAGCCGATCTGCACGGCGAGGCTTCCGTCTCCCGGCTCCTTGCCGCATGCTTTTAGCCAGTCGGCTGTGCGCCTGAAGTTGCTCACGCCGCCCTCCACAGCACCTTCGGGCTGTTGTTGGACGACCGGGCCTTCTCGTACCCCGCCGACCTCACGAACCCCTCCCGACTTGCCCGTCGAGCGATATAGCCCCACGCCCGCCCATCTGGCGGCGGCGGCAATCCAATCTTTTCCGCCCATGCTCTTGCATCCTCAGTAAGGAACCCATCAGGTTTGATCGTGGAGTACAGGCGGAAGAAGTTCAGCGCCTCTTCCGACCAGTTGCCGATCTCCCGATCCGCGTGGGCAGCCGCCAACAGCATCCCGGTCTCAGCAGCCTCTTCGGCCATTTCCCGGCTAAGAGTCATCGCCTAAGCCCTCCCAGCCTGTCTGCCACCAACTTGGCGTACCCGGCGATGTCCACCCAGGAGTCCGCGTAGTTGGGGTCTCCGTTCACGATCCGGGCCATCTTGTGGCAGATCATCTCCAGGGCCTCGCGCTGGTCTTCATCCAGCACCTTGCCCCGTGTGAGGAGGTTGGTCGACAGCACTTCCTTGAGTTGCTGTGACACCTCAGCGTGGCCGGCGAACGTGCCGTACCTCTTGCCCCTGTCTGTCAGGGTGGTGTCGATGTCATGCACTTGCGGTGCCTCCGTATTGCTGGCGCAAGAACGAGTCGAGGTCTTCTCGGTTGAATCGCCATAGGCGACCGACCCTTCCCCCGGGGATGCGGCCCTCACGAGCCAACTTGCGTATCGAGAATGGGCTGAGTCCAAGGTAGTTCGACGCCTCAAAAACCGACAGCATCCGGTTCCCCGGCGATCCGTTGGTACTGTTGGCAGAAGGCTGCGACTTCGCAGTAGTGGGCGCATCGGCGGTTCTCGCCGGGTCGCTCAACGATTTCGTAACCCGTGTCTGGTGTTCCGAGTTCATCTCGGATTGGGGAGATCTTGACTGCACGTTTGCCACCTTTTTTCATGAGCGCATACACGGTCCCGCTGTACCAGCGTTCCTCGTCATTGCACTCGACGGTTTCTCCAAGTTCTGCCTGCTTGTGCAGGCGGACCCGCTCAACGATGTACTCGTAGGCTTCGTCCAGAGTCCACACGGGAAGGCCAATGACCTTCACCGCTTGCTGTGGGTACTCCGGCTTGCGCATAGCCTCCGACTTTTTCCAGTCGCGGAAGATCGCCACGACTTCAAGTCGGTCAACGGTGATGCCGTTCTGCGCCGCCAGCCATCGCAGTACGTTTTGCTGCCGAGTCCAGGAAACGTCTCCATCGGCCTTGTAGACCGAGCAGACTTTCCAGTCCTGCATGACGCCGTCGTCAAGGTGGACACGGTCGAACTGACCAGAGAGTTTCCAGCCTTCGACCTCTGCGTACAGCCGCTTCTCGACCAACGCTGAGGTCTGCGCCCGTTCAAGGACGGTGTGAACGGCCTGACCCATCAATGACCAAATCCGCTCACTGACGTCCTCGACCACCATCTCCCGGTACTTGCGCCCGAGGACACGCTTCTGAGGCGAGTCGATCAACTTGGTGGTGGAGATGTCCCCACCACCCGTGTACGGGTCGTTCTTGACGGCTGCGACCAGCGCGTCAGGAAGTCCGTGCAGGTTGGTGAGGTTCATCAGAAGTCGACCTCGACCTGATTCCTGCCGCCGCCCTGCTGCCGGGGCTGCTGGTCACGCGGCGCGTACTTGGGGTCGGGCAACTTCAGCGTCCCGCTCTTGTACGGGTTGCCGTTCTTGCTGACCTTGTTCCACAGGGCGACGTCGTACTTGGTGCCGTCCGGGAACTCGACGGTGCCGATCTCGTGGGGAGACTTTTCCGACTTCTTCTTGTTGTTCTCGAAGAGGCGGATCTCGATCTGGTTGTTGTAGGTCACTTGGACGCTCCTTGTGCTGCCTTCTTCTGAAGGCGCTTGACGACTTCCTCGACCTTCTCCTTGGGGAGTTGGGCAAGGGACTGAATCCCGTAACTGGCACAGATGGCATCGACGTGGATGCCGACCTCGGTGGCCAGCCTCTGGATGATCTCGACCTCAGCCTTGTCGGCCTTGGGACGGGCCGCGTAGGCGTTCGTAGCGGCGTTGCCGTCATCGTCCTCAGGGGCGATGCCGCAAGCCGCCATGAGGCTGTAGCGCCGCGCATAGGTCAGAGCCGAGCCGTAGCCCTGGGGGTCGTGCTTGGCTGCGGGAACGTGCAACTTGCCCGCGCTCATGGTCTCGCCCGACTCGTGGACGAACGTCGTCTCCACGATCACGCCCGACTCGCACAGGTCGGTCTTCTGGATCAGGGCGATCCCGTTGTTGTTCAGAGCGTCGATCACGGCTTCAACGCAAGCAGCCAGATCTGCGTACTTCGACTTGAAGTGCGGATTGCTGCTGCTCTTGAGGGCCGGTCCGAACTCGCGCTGCGCCTTGACAAGCGCCGTGCTGATGTCCTTCATGGTGTTCCTAAGGAGTTGCGACAGAGGGGAAGTGCGCTAACGTCTAAGGACTGAGGCAGTGACGTCAGCAGTGAGGAACCTCAGTGTATGTCTAAGTTTTTGTTTGTTGCTCATGGAAAACCCTAGTAGTAATTGAGAAATCTCAACAGAGAATCGAGCGGCATCTTGCCCGTATGAACACCTACGGAGAACTACGAACAAAGAACCATTCCGGGCGCAATCCGGAATGACGCAACATCCAGCAACACACAACAACATGAAGACATTCAACGACTTCGGGATCAACATCTCAGGTAAAACCCTAGGTGTTGAGGTGAAAACAACATGTCCGCAGTGCAGTCACACCAGAAGGAAGTCCAACTACCCCTGTCTCAACGTAAACACTGAAAAGGGGGTGTGGCACTGCCATCACTGCGGGTGGTCTGGGGGGCTAAGTAACGGGGTCATCAATCGCTCCGCTCCCCCGTCGCGTCGCGTCTACCCCAAGCCAGAGTTCCGCCCTGCTGCTCTGAGTGAGGCGGCGCTTCAGTTCTTCCAGAAGAGGGGGATCACCACTGAGGTTCTGATCCGCAACCGCATCTCGATGGAGAGGGTGTGGATGCCTCAGATTGAGGATGAGGTCACCTCCATCTCCTTCCCGTACTACAAGCAAGGGGAGGTGGTGAACGTCAAGTACCGGGACAACGCCAAGAACTTCAGGCAGGTCGCTGGCGCCCAGAAGATTCTCTACAAGTGGGATGACCTCGGGATCGTCACGATCATCACCGAGGGTGAGATGGACGCCTTGGCCTGCGAGGTGGCCGGCTACCAGAACGCGGTGTCTGTGCCTGATGGCGCACCGTCTGCCGACTCCAAGAACTTTGAACACAAGTTCGAGTACCTCGATGACGAGGCCCTCGACAAGGTCAAGACCTTCATCCTGGCGGTCGACAACGACGCCCCAGGGGTGAGGCTGGAGGACGAACTCTCACGCCGCCTGGGCCGCGATAGGTGCCTGCGCGTGACATGGCCAGAGGATTGCAAGGACGCCAACGAGGTGCTGGTCAAGCACGGCGCACAGGCCTTGGCCGACTGCATACACGACGCCAAGCCTTACCCGGTGGAGGGCGTCTTCTCGGTGGCTGACATCGAGGAAGACATCAACAACATGCTGGAGTACGGGCTGATCCAGGGTGAGCCCACGGGGTGGGACTCCATGTCCCGCCTGTACACGCCAGCCCCTGGCCAGTGGACGCTGGTCACCGGCATTCCCTCAATGGGTAAGAGCGAGTGGCTGGACGCCCTGGCCATCAACCTCGCAGAGAACGCTGGCTGGGTCTTCGGCGTCTGCTCACCTGAGAACCAGCCCATCTCCTGGCATGCCGCCAAGTTGATGGAGAAGCGCATGGGCGAGAGGCTGGTGGCCGGCAGGGTGAGCCCCACCAAGTTCCAGGAGGCCAAGGCGTGGTTGGGCGAACACTTCCACTTCATCATGCCCGAGGAGCCCACGCTCGACGCCGTGCTGGCCAAGGCCAAGACGCTGGTCAGGCGCCACGGCATGAAGGGTCTCATCATCGACCCGTACAACGAACTGGATCACACCAAGCGCAAGGACAACGTCGCAGAGACTGAGTACGTCTCCCTGTTCCTGACCCAGTTGCGCAAGTTTGCAAGAGAGAATTCGATCCATGTCTGGCTGGTGGCGCACCCAGCGAAGTTGATGAAGGACAACAAGGGCGTGTACCCAGTGCCAGACGGCTACTCCGTCTCGGGCTCTGCCCACTTCTTCAACAAAGCCGACAACATCATCGCCGTACACCGGGACACCAACAACCCGGCGGCACCCACAGAAGTCCACGTTCAGAAGATCCGTAGCCGATGGCTCGGTCGGCGTGGCACTGCCTATCTCCAGTGGCGCCCTGAGTCAGGGCGATTCCGTGAGTACCCCGGCGCCTACGCGCCACCTGAAGACGAAGGAGATTCCAATGCCTGATACCCCCACCGAGACTGTCGTGGTGGTGACCCACACCGATACGCAACTTGGCATAGAGCCCACCGAGACAGTGACCGTGACCGTTACTGAAGTTGTGGAGACGCCGTGACCAACCTACGCGAGGCCGCAGTTGTGGTCATCGTCGGCGTCCTTGCCGGCGCTGGTCTGGCTGCTGGACTCATGGCCCATAAGTACCGCGATGGGGTCTGGGTCCCGTGCGGGGTTGCAGAAATCTCGCCAGACGTTCCGCCTCAGTTGCGCGACTGGTGTAGAAAACAAAGGAGTAAGCATGTCGTCACTCCGTGAAACCGCCCAGCAGGCGCTGGAGGTACTCGTTCGCGCCAGCAGTTATTACGACACCTACGCAGAGATTGCCGCTCTTGAGGCCGCGCTGGCAGAGCCGGTGCAGGAGCCGGTGGCGTGCAATGCGTGTGTTGGCAGTATTGCCCATGTGCAGCATGGATTACCTATCGGCACAAAGCTCTTCACCCACCCACCCCGCCGCGAGTGGCGAGGGCTGACGGATGAGGAGATCAGAGACTTGTGGTCATGGTCTGCAACCGCCGAAGCAAAGCGCACAGCAACCACACAGCAGCACGCATTTGCCCGCGCCATCGAGGCCGCGCTGAAGGAGCGCAACGCATGACCCCATTCATTCAGTCCACGATGCGCTGGATGACAGAGGCCGGCATCGACCCTACGGAAATGCAATGGTTCGATCTATCCGGCACGATGGATCAGAGTACCGTCGATCAGCATTGGCTGCGCGAGTACAGGCCGCCGTTCGAGAAGTGCATGGTCGTGTGGCAAGGCAAGTCGGCAACGCATCAGGTCTACGAACTGCTGATGGCGGTGGCCGGCACCGACCCCGAGGAGGGCGTCGTCTTGTCTGTCCACAAAGGACCGTATGGTCAGATGCCGCGCAAGCTGCCGCTGATGGTCTACGCGCTCGACGACGGGGCCATCAAGTACGGCCCCGTCGAAGAGGGCGACACGGTCAGCGAGGCCGACGCCAACATGGTGCTGGCCGTCGTGGGCAACTGGTACAGGCTGCTAGCGCAGGGTATCGCCGCGCACAAGCCGCAGATGCGCGACACCTTCACCAATCGCCGAAAGATCGCCCAGGGCAAGACGCCGACCTACACCTGGACGACGGTCTACATCGAGCCGTCAACGCCGCGCACCGAATCTCGGGGCGGCACTCACGCATCACCCCGTCTACATGACAGACGCGGGCATCTGCGCCGGCTGAGAAGTGGCCGCAATGTGTGGGTCAAACCTTGCAAAGTTGGTGATGCGGGCAGGGGCTCGGTTTGGCACGACTACGCGATCAAGGAGGCGGCTTGACCCGCGACGACATCATCCGCATGGCGCAGGAGGCTGGGCATCCCCTAGACGAGGCGCAAAGCGACATCGTTCTGCGCTTTCAGGCTGTACTCGCCGATTTTGCTCAAGCCGCCTACGCCGCAGGAGCCGCTGCCGAGCGTGAGGCGTGTGCGAAGGTGTGTGATGAGGTAGGAAACCGAGACAACGACAACCACGCATGGGATGCAGCCGCCGCCATTCGCGCAAGGGGAAACACATGACCAAACTAACACCAGTCATCATCGACCATCACAAAGAGCAAGCCGCCGCTGTGCTGCACGAGGCGCTGGACGAGAGCCCGGATAGCGTCATCGTGCTGTGCTTCTGGAAAGACCGGGGGAAGTTCAAGATCAAGACTTCCACCATTCCCGACAGGCTCACGCTCATCGGTGCGTTGGAGGAAGCCAAGAACAAAATCATTACGGATGGGTACGCATCATGACCACACTACGCGAAGCCGCCCAGCAGGCGCTGGAGGCGCTTGGCAAGTGGAGCAGTGGCCGCGACATGGGCGCCG